GGCGTTCGGCCCGCTTGGTTTCTTAAATCTGATATCTTGGTATCTGATGAGGAAGAAGAAAGTGGGTGCGCATGTATTGCTTCCGAAAGGACGTTGGAGTCGTACAGCACGAGAGAGCTCTTGGAAGAGCTTATCAGAAGAGAAGGATTAGAAAAACATGAGGACGAGGAAGAGGAATAGACGAACGAGTCTTAGACTGCGCTTTATCGTCCTGCTTGTTTTTTCAATGGCTGCATCGATTGCAGTTACAGCACCTAAAGAAACGGGAAATGCGGTTCTGATAACAGAAAACCCTGAGACGAAAACAGAAAAACAGCTTTATATAACAGAAACCGATGAATCCGTACCGGCATTGGAGGTAGTAGAAGCTGATGAGACAGAAAATGAAGGGTTTATCCTCTACGATGTGCCGCTTGATGCAGAACTCCAGAAATACACCTACGATATTTGTACTGAAAACAACGTGGATTACAAAATGGTCCTGGCAATGATGGGACAGGAAAGCAGCTACCAGGAAGATGCAATAAGCAAGACCAAAGATTACGGTATTTTGCAGATTAACCAGATTAATCATAAGTGGCTTGAAGACAAGCTCGGCATAGAAAACTTCCTGGATGCAAAACAGAACATATTGGCCGGAGTTTACATGCTGGCTGACCTAACAGATAAATACGCAGACATTGATAAAGTTTTGATGGCTTACAACTGCGGAGAATCAGGTGCCCAAAAGCTTTGGGAAAAAGGAATATACAGCACAGAATACAGTCGGAAAATCCATCAGTTGATGGATGAGATGATGGAGGTGGAGGGAGCAAATGAAAAGATGGATTAAAAAAAACTGGCTTTACATAGCTGCGGTGCTTGCAGGAGCAATACTAACTCCTTATGCAGTACAGATGGCAGCCAGGGAGAGAGGGTATAGCGGAACATTCGGAGGAGAGTTCCTCATTATTCCGTTGTTTACCCTCATAGTTCAGCTTGGGTATGGCATTAAAGATATGTTTGATGAGTTTAAGGAGGTGAATGTAAGTAATGAGTTTGGAAGAAAGGCTCAAGCAGGCGAGGATATACGCTGAGGAAAAGCTCGGATTCAAGGTTCCGGAGGATGAATACCAAAGCATACTGGCTTATGCAGTAAGGAAATTAGGATATATCAAGAAAGATGAAGATTACCTGCCATTGTTGCTTGAGACCGAAATTACAGACTTCTATATGAGACGCTACATCAACATGCAGTCAATGTTCATTATGACTCAAAGAGAAAATTCAGAAATGATGACGGTGAGGGGGTGAGAAAATGTGTTCTGTATGTTTGCAAATGCCATGCCATCCAAGATGTCCAAACGCTCCGGAACCGGTGGTGGTTTATAACTGCTCGAATTGCGGAGAAGGGATTTTGGACGGAGATGAATACGTCGAAATTGACGGCAAGTATATCTGCATGGACTGTCTCGATAACATGACAACCAAGGAATTGTTAGAAACATGCGGGTATGAAGTTGAAACGGCGGAGGTGGATTGCGGATGGTAGATGTTACGTTGCCAAAATTTCCTGAACTGACCTTTGAACCGAAGAAGCACATCTACAAGCTTAACGGCATCTACATACCAAGCGTAACCACCGTAATGAGGCCGTTATCCAACGAATTTTACAAAGATGTCGATGAAGATATCCTCAACGCAGCGGCAGACAGGGGAAGGGCGGTGCACAACGGCATTGAAAACTATGTCAAGTTTGAAATTGAGGATATTGCTCCACAGCACAGAGGGTACTTTGACGGATTCCTTAAGTGGATGGCTGATTTAAAACCAATTCCTATAGAAACAGAATGCAGGGTTTATCACAAGTATCTTAGGTATGCAGGCACGGCTGATATGCCGTGTGTAATCGGCAAAAACCTGGTATGCGTAGACTTTAAAACGTCGGCAGAAATAAACCGGATGCTGACGGGAGTACAGCTTGAAGCATACTCCAAAGCTTATGAAAGTCATGGAGTCAAGTTTGACGAGAAGGCCATCGTACATCTGAAAAGTGATGGGACTTACTCGATGGAAAGGTATAAGGCTAACGATAGCGAAAGTTGGGAGGTTTTTGGTGCGCTCCTCACAATCTGGAACCATCAACAAAAATATAAACGGAGGTAGAAATTATGAGTATTTCAACAGTAAAAGAAGAAGTCGTGGCAGTACTTCCCACGACGGTAACACCAGACGAAAAGAAAATATCGAAAGAGGTAACGGCAATCGAATTCCAGGCAGAATCTATCATTATTCAGGATGAGGCAGATTACCAGCAAGCTGCTGAGTTTGGGAGGACTATAAAGCAGAAAGCGGCTGAGGTAGTCGAGTTCTTTAAGCCAATGAAAGATTCGGCATACAAGGCTCACAAGGAAATATGTGACAGGGAAAAGATGATGCTGACACCTCTCAAGAATGCAGAGAACATCCTCAAGAAAACGATGAGTGCATATGCGCTGGAACAAGAAAGAAAGCGTAAAGCCCTGGAAGAGGAAATGCGTAGAAAGGCGGAAGAAGAGGCCAACAGGAAAATTGAAGAGGCAATAGCCCTTGAGGAGCAAGGAAAAATCGAAGAAGCAGAAGCTGCTATGCTCGATGCCCAGATAACAGACTCGGTTGCAAGAGGAGCAACCCTGGTAGTTGAAAAACCGAAGGCGGAAGGAGTTTCCGTAAGTAAGGACTGGGAAATTGTATCGATTAACGATGCGATAGTTCCCCTCAAGGTAGCAGGAGTAACCATAAGGCCGGTTGACGAGAAAGCAGTCATGAGACTCATCAGAGCGTCAAAAGGCACGGTCAGCATCCCTGGGGTAGTCTACAAAGAAACTGCAAAAATGAGTTTTAGGAGGTAGTTCATATGTCCAATAGTTTGATGGTCAAATATGACACAGCTTTTGGAGCCGTTGAAATTACAGCGGAAGATGTAAAGAAGTACCTGGTAAGAGGCGGAGGGAATATCACAGACCAGGAAATCAAACTCTTCCTGGAATTGTGCAAGTACCAGAAGCTCAACCCGTTTGTTGGTGAGTGCTATCCTATCAAGTTCGGAAATGACTTCCAGCTTGTAGTCGGATACGAAACCTACAAGAGAAGAGCGGAAGAAAACCCGACATATGCCGGAAGAAAATCCGGAATAGTTGTTCTTCGTGGAGACCAGGTAGTGCAGAAAGAGGGTACATGCCTCTATCCAAAAGAGGAGCTTATCGGCGGGTGGTGCAGAGTATTCCGCAAAAAGAATGGCGAGATTGAAGAGACTTACAAGGAAGTCAGCCTGAAAGAATACGATAAAGGCCAAGCCAACTGGAAAACAAAACCTTGCACAATGATTGAAAAGGTTGCGGTTTCCCAGGCACTGAGAGCAGCTTTCCCTCGTGATTACGAAGGACTTTACACGGTAGAGGAAGCGGGTCCGGAAGGATATGTAGATGCTGACTATCATGTGGTTGAAGAAGACGAACCAATTACGCAGGAACAAAGGCAGCAAATGTTCGCACTTGCTCAAGCGAATTTTGGAAAAAAGAAAGGCAATGAGCTAATAGCTTCACTGATAGCGGAAGAAGGTTTCCAGTCCACGACAGGAATGCCGACATCGGTTTACAAGAGAGTGATGGAAAAAATCCAGGAAGCCATCGACAAAGCGAAGTCCGGAGATGCGTCCCCAAATGATGAGGACAAAGGCAATGAATCCTAATAATGAAACAAGCAGGGGGACTCTGCAAAGCCCCCTGCTTCATAAAGGAAGGTGAGATGATTGGCATGGATAAGCGTTCATGACCATGTAGTGGGCGGAAAGCTGAGAGAGTTATCCAAACAGATAGGATGCTCACAGAAAGAAGCCCTCGGTATTCTCATCTCGCTTTGGCTGTGGGGGATTAACAATGCGGACAAAAGCGGTGAGATAAAAAGTGCAGATAGAGAGGATGTGGCGGATGCTCTATCGACAGGTTTAAGCATTGGGTTGGACCCGATGCACATAGTTAATAGCCTCATCGCAACAAGATGGCTTGACGAAGTAGATGGAACCTTATACCTGCACGATTGGGACCAATGGCAGGAACAGTGGTTTAAGTTTCTCTCTCAAAAAGAATACGATGCCAGACGCAAGAGAGAAGAAAGAGCGAGAAAAAGGCAAGAAGAAAAGCAAAAACTTGAACGGGCATCGGACAATCCATCGGACAGTCCGCCGGACAGTCCACCGGACAATGCGAGAAAGGAAGAAAATCCGCCAGAAAAACCTAAGAAAGCAAAAGTTGAAAAAACAAAGTATGCAGACTACGTAAGCATGAAGCCGGAAGAGTATCAAAAATTAGTTGATGCATACGGAGAGCCATTTACCAAAGCCTGCATCCAGAAGCTTGATTTTTATAAAGGCTCGAAAGGGAAGACCTACAAGGATGATTACCGAGCTATTCTTTCCTGGGTGGTAGACGAAATCAAAAAGACGAACCCTGGACTTATTCAGCAGGCAAGCAAACCGGAAACTCAGAACGGAGGGAATCCGTTCGCAAAATACAAGAGAGGAGGCGATAACGATGGAAGTTAGTTACATACTGGGGTCTGTTATAGGAAAGGCGTGCGAAAACCAGCCCAAACGTGATGATGACTATATCGGTAAAGATGGCCTCCTTTATTGTGGAAAGTGCAGGACTCGTAAACAATCGATTCTATCACTGCCAGATAACCCTTCAAAGACATACAAAGTGCCTGTTATGTGCAAATGCCGAGAGGAAGAGTACAGAAGAGAACAGGAGGAAATGAGAAAGCGGGAGGAGATGGAACGGGTTGCACGGCTTAAAGGCAATAGTCTTATGGATGAGAAATTCAGAAGCACCACCTTTGATACGTTTGAAGTTATAAAAGAAAACGCCAAGCTTTATAAGATGTGCTTAAGGTATGCAGAGCACTTTGATGAGATGATGGAGAAGAATCAAGGGTTGCTCCTTTACGGGCCTGTAGGAACGGGGAAAAGCTTTGCTGCTGCTTGCATAGCAAATTATCTGCTCGACCGGATGGTTCCTGTGGTAATGACATCGTTTGTGAAAATACTGCAAAGCGTTCAGTTTTTTTCAGGAGAAGACGCAGAACAGAAATTTATAAACCGGATGAATGAAGCAAAGCTGCTCATCATTGACGACCTCGGAGCCGAACGAAACACAGATTTTGCCCTGGAAAAAGTTTATAACATCATCGACAGTCGTTACAGGGCAAGAAAGCCTCTCATTCTTACCACGAATCTTTCCCTTATGCAGATGCAGGAAACTGCGGATATACGGTACTCAAGAATCTACGACAGGATATTTGAAATGTGCTATCCGGTTGAGTTTAACGGTCCTTCCTGGAGGAAGGAAGAAGCGGCCAAAAGGTATGATGAGATGACTAAGTTTTTGGAGGGAGAGGCGTGAAGATAAAGATATTTATGGAAGCAGACAGGTTGACGGTAGCGGCAATCCTTGTGAAAAACGGTTATACCGTACGGCAAGGCAAAGAAAAGAGGACCAGAACGGGTAAGAGTTATGATTACTACCTTGAAACACTGGATGATGAAAACGCAGGAAGGGAGGATGATAAAGAGTGAAGGTAAGATTTACGGTCCTGGGTGAACCGCAGGGGAAAGGGAGGCCGAAGTTCAGCAAGCGGGGAGACTTTGTAGTCACCAGGACACCGGACGAAACAGTTATTTACGAGAATCTTATTCAGACGGAATTTTTAAGACAGTGCGGAAATGTGAGATTCAACGATAATGACTATCTTGATATGAGAATTATGGCCTATTATTCGATACCTTCCAGTGCAAGCAAAAAGAAGCGTCGGATGATGATTGAAAAAGAGATAAGACCGACCAAAAAGCCGGATGCGGACAACATCATCAAGGTAGTAGCGGATAGCCTCAACCAGGTAGCATACAGGGATGACTCGCAGATAGTGGACACGATGCTAAGAAAGTATTACTCAGAACAACCAAGAATTGAAGTGGTTATTCAGACTACGAAAGAATAAGGAGGATTATACTATGAATCAGCAAAACGTATGGGCTTTAACGCTCAGTAGCGACACGTTCAATGCACTCAAGTCAGATTTCGACCAGGTATTAAGGAAGACTCTTACCAATATGGAAAACAAAGAGAGTGAACAGGCAGAGCTTACAGTTAAACTGAAAATCTCTCTCATGAAAGAACAAGCTCCAAACTTCGATTCATTAATCCCAGGTGCACAGAGAGAAGTAATCAAACCTAAGTTTGACCACAAAGTAAGCTCGGTAATGCAGATTAAAGACGAGAAAACGGGAACCTTAAGCGGCAATTATGAGTTAGTTTGGGACGGAGAACTCGGACAATACGTAATGAGGGAGATAAAAGACCCTTAGCTTAGCATCTTTGAATATGACAAAGAGGTTTATGATGAGGATGCTCTTAAAGGCAGGAAAGTCTTAAGCATTACTGGCTCAACAGAAGAATTTGTAGACGCAGATTACAGAATAGTGGATGAGGATATGGAAGAAGACGAAGATGACAGCAATGATACTGAGGACGAAAACTTGCCTGACGATGAGCTGGAAGATGACGAAACGGAAAACGTTCAGGATACGGACGAAGATTTTTACGACGGATACCAGTACGATAGTCCGGAGGAGGAAGCCAATGGAACTGCTATTTAAGGCTGTACAAGCAGAAATAGATAGGGAACTGCAAAGGGCGGAAGTTAAGTTTGGACCTAAGAACAATTCCCCTCATGAATCCTATGCAGTAATCAAAGTAGAGCTTGAAGAAGCAATGGATGATGCAGTTGAAGCTGCTGCACATCTTGAGGAGTATTGGGATGCAGTGAAAGCAGACGACAGAGATGAGCAGAACAATATCCTTTTTGACCTTAAAAGAATAGCTACACTGGCAGCCTGCGAAATGATACAGGTAGCAGCTATGGCTCAAAAGGCTCTCAACGGATACGAAAGGCAAAAAGACTACGCTGCTACGGGTACGGAGACTGGGAGGTGAGAGGATGAACGAAACAAAGATTGAATGGTACGATATAAGTTGGAATCCGGTAAAAGCTGTCTGCTGGTAAAAGGAGGGGATGTGGGAAATGAAAACCTACATGAACCGAATCGATAGAGAACACCATTTGATGATGTTAATTGTATGGGATTACCTCGGAAACTGGCTGGAGAAAACGAGCTGCCTTACCACAGAAGAAAGAAAAAGGATAAAAACCGCTACTACTCATCTGCTACATGCCAGCGACAGCATAGTTGGAAGGCTTGAAGTAGACTATGCAAAGAAATTGATGAGAGATGCCAAAAACACCGAAGTCAGGATAGTTGACAGAGTAAACGAGAAGCTGGGGAGAACCGAGGGAGGAAGGTATATAGACGTTGAGGATTTGTACGACCTTGCCAGCTTCTCCTTAAAAGAATGTGTCGGGTGTAATAAAACAAATCATAAAGAGTGTGAGCGGTACAAGCTTTTCATGAAACTCAACATACCGGTAGCCCAAGAGCAAACAGACGGTTGTCCATACGAGAATTAAGGGGGATAGATATGAAAGACAAATTTATAAGTATATTCGAGGAAAATATTCAAAGAGATGGCTCAACTGAGCTTCTTAACTGGCTCAAAAAGTCGGATTTCTTTACAGCACCGGCAAGTACCAAATACCATCTTAGCAGAGAAGGTGGATTATGCGAGCATAGCATTCATGTTTATGAAAGGCTGCTCAACTATGTGACCCGTGAGATGGTAGACGTTTCAGCAGAGACTATTGCAATATGCGGATTGTTGCACGATGTTTGCAAGGTTGATTTTTATAAGACGGAGCTTAGAAACGCAAAGGATGAATATGGACAGTGGGTTAAAGTACCGTATTATACGGTAGAGGATAAGCTCCCATACGGACATGGTGAAAAGTCGGTCTACATAGTGAGCGGGTTTATGAGACTCTCCAGAGAAGAAGCAATGGCTATCAGGTGGCACATGGGAAGTTTCGACGACTCTGTAAGGGGAGGAAGCTACACCCTGAACAATGCATTTGAAAGGTATCCACTTTCACTGATGCTTCACATAGCAGACTTAGAAGCTACTTATCTGGATGAAAAAGAGTAAGCCATGAAGATGGAGACGTACTATATGTGCCCTGTATGCACTAAAGAATATTGGACGCAAAGTGAAGCTATTGAATGCCGGGATAGTCATCCTGTAGTCAAAAAACAGATTTACTATTGCGAAGCGTGCGGGCAAGGTTGGAATCCAGATGCAATTTGGGGGCCAAAAGGAGCGGCAGACCGAGCCAGAAAATGTGAACAGGAACATAGAGACAAAGGAGAATTTGAAGAAGTAAGCACTCGAACCTTTTTTTTAAGCGGAGGGAGACATGGCAGATATTATGGACCATAGCAAATATAAAGAAGCAGTAGATTATTTTTTTAGACAAGACTTACCGATTCGTAAGTAAGAAGGTGAAGAGGAATGTATTATGGGCGATGCTTCCTCTGCGGGGAATGGGGACTGCTGGAGGAACACCATATTTTCGGCGGAGCGAACCGGAAGAAATCAGAAAAATATGGACTTAAAGTAGGACTCTGCGGAGATAAGTGCCACAGGAACGGAAAGAAAGCAGCCCACCAATGTCCAGAAACGGCACAAAAGCTCCATGAATATGGGCAGAGGAAGTACATGATTGAAAACGGAGCTTCTATTGAGGAGTTTATAAAGGAATTTGGAAGAAATTATTTGTGAGGAGATGAGAGAAATGTCCATGCTGAACGATGTACAGTTAATGGGTAGACTGACCAGGGACCCAGAGCTTAGGTACACAACTCAGGGGATGGCAGTAGCAGCATTTACTCTTGCGGTTGAAAGGAAAACGAAGAAGGATGCTGAAAAACAGACGGACTTTATAGACATTGTTGCCTGGAGGGGAACAGCAGAGTTCGTAGGAAAATATTTCACAAAAGGGCAGCTTGTAGTAGTGAGAGGCTCACTTCGGACCAGAACCTATGAGAAGGACGGAACAAAGAGAAAAGTCACTGAGGTAAACGCTGAGGAAGTATTCTTTGCAGAGAAGAAGAGAGAGGGACAATCGGAAGGAACAGCAAGCCTTCCGGATGGATTTGAGGAGGTAGATTGTAATGAAGGAGACTTGCCATTCTGAGATTGAAAGAGTAAGAGACCCGAAGGAGGGACCACTTGACGGTGTATCGCTGAACGCCTATTGTGCAGTGACAGATTTCCAGAGCCAAGGGAACAAAGTCAGAATCAAAAAGCAGAAGGTGCTTCCTTGCAGCATCAAAGCCAGTTATGAAATAGGGACAGTATCCATCTCAGTAAGGGATAGAAGGATGATGGTAGCTGTAAGACTTGATGAGTTGATGGAAGTTCTCAAAGAAGCTTCACTGGCTGCTATGGAAACAAGAGAAGAAAGCAATAAAAACAACGGGGAGGTAAAACAATGAGAAAGCTATTTACATCAGAATCGGTAACAGAAGGACATCCCGATAAAGTGTGCGACAGGATATCTGACGCAGTGCTTGATGCCATACTCGAAAAAGACCCATACGCAAGAGTGGCCTGTGAAACAGCAGTAACTACCGGCATGGTACTTGTTATGGGGGAAATATCCACGGACAGTTACGTGGACATTCCTGGGACTGTCCGCAGGACATTAAAAGAAATTGGGTATGACGGACCGGATGCAGGATTCGATGGAAACACTTGTGCCGTATTGACAACTATAGACGAACAAAGTCCGGATATCAGCATGGGAGTTATGGGTTCCTTAGAGGCAAAAAACGGAAGCGCAGACGAAATGGACACATTGGGAGCAGGGGACCAGGGGATGGTTTTCGGGTATGCCTGTAATGAAACGCCTGAGTATCTTCCACTTCCAATTGTTCTCGCTCATAAACTGGCGTATAAGTTATCACAGACACGAAAAGACGGAACAATTCCCTTGATACTTCCGGATGGAAAAACTCAGGTAACAGTTGAATATGGAGATGATGGGAAGCCTGTAGGAATTAATACAATAATCGTATCCACTCAGCATATGCCGGAAATTACTCAGGATGAGCTAACGGAAGCCCTTATCTCCTATGTAATAGACCCAGTTATTAACAGTTATTCAAAAGAACTCGGCATAGAAGGGAAAGACGTTAACTTATTCATCAATCCTGCCGGACGTTTTGTAAAGGGAGGACCTGCTGCTGACAGCGGATTAACCGGAAGAAAAATCATAGTGGACACCTACGGAGGGTGGGGAAGGCACGGAGGAGGAGCATTCTCCGGAAAGGACCCAACAAAAGTAGACAGAAGTGCCGCATACATGGCGAGATATATAGCAAAGAACATTGTGGCTTCCGGATATGCGGATAAGTGCGAAATCCAGATAGCATATGCAATAGGTGTGGCCGAACCGGTATCAGTTTACGTGGATACTTATGGTACAGGAAAGAAAGTTGATGACCTGACCCTTACAAAGGCAGTATTGGAATGTTTCGATATGAGGCCAAAAGCCATAATTGACAAGCTTGACCTGAGAAGACCAATATACAAAAAAACCTCTGCTTATGGGCATTTCGGGAACATCATAGGAGACGAAGACCGAACCTGGGAAAAGACAGATATGACTATAAGCTTTGACGAAGCGGTAAAGCAGGTAATAAGAAGATGACAGACGCAAACGTTCAGCCGAGAAGAGGAGATATATTCATGGCGGACCTCACTCAGCATAAGATAGATTCCGTATGCGGAGTAAGGCCGGTGCTTATAATCCAGAACGATAAGGGAAATCTCCACAGCACAAGCGTAATCGCAGCCCTTATAACAAGCAAGCCTAAGAAATATCTCCCGACACATGTAAAGCTCTATCCTGATTGTGGTCTTCGGAAGAAAAGCATCGTTCTCTGTGAGCATATAATCACTCTGGAGAAAAGTATGCTGAAATCCTATATAGGAACTGTAGTAAATACCAAAGCAGAGAAGCAGTTGAACCGAGCCCTCAAGGTTTCTCTCTCCCTCGACCCCGAAGGGGGAGAGGGGAGGAAACCGAGGTAGGGGGAGGAAAAAGGAAAGGCCGCCTCCACCGTGTTAACGACTTAGCGGCCTATAATCTATTCGACAAGAATATTTTACCAGGCTCGCAATCAAAAATCAATATAACGGTAAGAGGGGGTTAAAGGCATGAGCCAAAAGAAATATAAAAAGTTAGACCACGAGACCATAAAGGAAATTACTGATATCGTAATTGAAAAGTATAAGGAAGAAGCTGAGAAAGAAAGAAAGGCACGTTATGACAAGAGGCTCAGGAACACCAAAATGCTGCTTAGAAATTTCAGGGAGTTATCAGAACATAGCGAAAACGCAATCTACGAAGCGGCACAGGTTCATGACGAAAGCCTTGCTGAAATCCTTGAAATAATGAGCGGAAATTATTTCGGGAAAGAAGAGCTTTACATAGACAGCATCAAAAAGAGCTCGGCAAGAACAAGAATCATCATAGAACATGTAAAAGAGATGATGAGAATATATGAGTCATACTGCATGAGGTCGCAAAAGCCGGAAGACAAACGCAGATATAGGACGGTTTGCAGCCTATACATAGACGAAAACCCCAAAACTGTGCAGGAAATTGCAAAAGAAGAGGCTATTGATGAAAGGACAGTTTACAAGGATGTTGACGCCGCCTGCGAGAAGCTGTCGGCCTTGATATTTGGCGTTGAGTGGTTAAACCGATAGGGAAAATTATTCAGGGCAAAAAGTGGGCATTGACAAGGCAATTACGATATCGTAAGATGGTATCGATGAAATTGGGTAATGTCACACCATAAAAAAGGACGGCACGAAAAGCCCAAATTTCGCTCCTATCCGGTTATTTTAAGTAAATACCTCGCTCTTTCGTTTGACTCCAGACGGTAAAATGTTAGAATGATTACAAGGAACAAATTACCGAATGGTAAGAAAGGAGGCGAGGGAATGGTTAAGAAAACGGATATCGTGAGGGAATTGGTAAAAGCAGGGGAATATAAAAAAGCCCTGAAAATAGCCAAAGACTTCCGGCTCGGAATTACGCCAGCTCAATCCAACAGCATGAAAAAGGCGTACGAATGCATGGTCCACAGTAGATTTTATCTCTCCATCGGTGAGGATGTTCCAAAAAGAATAGAGGAGGGAGTAAACGTACTGGTTGGCCTATACGGTTAGGAGCGATAGAATGTTGAAAATTTATACAAGCAGGTATCAAAATCCGGAACTCTCAAATGGGAGTTATACGGTAGTTGGGATAACAAGAGGAGCACCGAAGTTTCCACTTCGGTATGTACTGGCAGGAAACATAATAGAAATAGCCCCGCCAGGTTATCTTTTTAATGAATATGACCGAACAAGATTCACCAGGCCATATTTCGCAAATATGGACAGAGTAGGAGTGGCAAAGATAAGGTCAATTCTCAATCAGTATCTTGTGTTAGGAAAAGACGTAGTGCTGTGTTGCTACGAAGACGTAACAAAACCTGGTGAGTGGTGCCACAGACTGGTTTTTGCTGAATGGTGGAAAGCAAGAACCGGAGAAACGATAGAAGAATTGAAAGACCCTTCCACCTATAAAGCCAAGCAAGGTTCCGGTTTAATATTACCGAAGAAAGAACCGGAAAAGCATAAAGAACCGGAACCAGAACAATTATCATTATTTGGTTTGCAACCGCCGATAGCTTAGTGGCAGAGCACCTGGCTCTTTACCAGGAGGGCGCAGCGTTCAATTCCTGCTCGGCGGACCAAATATAAGTACAATGGCATCGTATGAAAGGTACGGTGCCTTTTATATTGTCTGAGTAAGAAATAAGTAAGGAAAGGATGGTGAATATTGTGGCGAAGTTTCAGAATCCAGGAGCATTTTTTCTGGGAACATTGGTAGCAGCGGAACAGAAATTCCTTAAGCCTTTAATTGAAAATGCCAGAAAGAATGGATATACGAGATTCGTAGAACCTTGCGCCGGAGCTTTTGCAATGGCTCATCTTGCAGTGCAGGCGGGATACAAACCGAGCGAGATAGAAACAAGCGATGTTGCTATGTTTACTACCATCATGGGTTATGCCATCACTGGACAGTCGTTGAAAGAGCTGGAAATCAAGGCTCATGGATTTACTGACGAAGAGCTGCTTGACCCTGCGACCGCTTTGTTTGCTCAGCTCTACCTGCGAGCAGCAAAACAAGCAGGGAAAGAATACTATTACAACATTATGATGGACCTGGAGTACAGAAGAGAGCAGCATATCAAAAACATCAATGAACAGCTCCAGAGGGCGAGAGATGTGCTACATGGAATGAGTTATAGACCTCTTGATATGTGGGTACATCTTGATGAGGTTATTGACGACCCCCACACTTTGGTAATAGCCAATCCTCCGACCTATGCTGCCGGTTTTGAAAAATGGTATGACACCGGAGGGAAGATGACATGGAAGGAGCCTGAGTATAAGATATTTGACCCGAAAACCGGTCTTATAGAGCTAATGCGTAAATGTGATGATGCCAAATGTCTTATCATCTGCTATGAAGAAAATGAACCAGGAAAAACAGCCGGTCAACCTATATTCGCTCGTTATGGAGTAAGGAACGGAGTGAATGTATATCTGACAACCAATAGACCTGATGAAGCCACAGCATTGGCTCATGGGAAGATGGTAGCAAGACCCAATGAAAGCAAGCTCAATCCTCTTGATTGTTCAATATTGCCAAGGGATTATGTCATAACCGAAAAATCAAAGGTTCAGCTATGTCAGGTTGAACGGTCAGAGGCTCAGTATTACAGGCAGCTCTGGACACATAACTTCGTAGGCTCCTCAGCTCCCATAAACATAGCTGTCCTCATCGACGGAAAAATTGCCGGTGTTTTTGGGCTTGATAAGTCGGCTCTGACTATGGGAGCTTTCGGGACACAAGTTAGCAATGCCGTATTTCTTATGTATGGAATGACGGTTCCACACAAAGAGTACCGGCTTAACAGACTATTGACAATGCTGGCACAGAATGAAGACTTCATCCTTAGCCTATGCACTGACCTTGAAAAAGAAAAGGCAAAGACACTGAAAACAGTACAAATGACCAAATATCCGGAAGCAAAGGAAATGAGGGGAATCATGAAGCTCACCAAGAAGGTTCCGGATAAGAAGTACGGATTCAGGCTTACCTATGAATCTGACCTGGTCAAGAGAAACGAAAAAGAAACTCTTAAAGAGTGGTTATGGAGGGAAGAAAGATGGAAGAAGGAAAGAGCAAAATCCAAGTCGATAAGTTAGCCGACCTGGGTTCCGGCCTTATTATAGCAAAAGTCAAAATTGCCAACATAAAGGAGCAGGACATCAACGCCAGAATAATGAAGCCGGAGATGTTCAAGCAGTTGGTTGACAATATAAAAAAGAGGGGGCAACTTGAAAGCCTCCCTTTGTGCGTTTTGGTTGGCGATAAGATTGAAATTATATCGGGGCACCACAGAATACGTGCGGCACGTGAAGCTGGAATGGATGAAGTTGTAGTCATACTGGATATCAGCGGTTTAAGCCGTTCTCAAATAGCAGCAAAACAGATTGCTCATAATGCCATCTCCGGATTTGATGACCAGTCAACGCTTAAAGAGATAGTGAAGCTCATCGAGGATGTTGACGACATGCTTGAAAGCTATATCGGAAAAGAAATCCTCGAACAGCCGATGGCGGAACTTGAGAAGCTCTTGTCTCCGAAGGTTGAATTTGACTGGAGAAACATAACCTTTACGTTCCTGCCTCACCAGTTGAAAGACCTTGAAAAGCTTATTGCCGCACTGGAAAGCACAAAACCGGACTTTATAGGGGTTGCTCCTATCGAAGAACATAAGCCTTTCATGGAAGCAATCAACAAGTATCAGAAGTTTGCCAATGTCAAAAATACCGGTTCTGCTATTCATGCAATGATACGATGCACTGAGCAGATGTTTGAGGACATTGGATACGAGGAAAGCCAGGAATGGGTACAGCTTACTTCAATATTCGGCAGCAGTGCTGTTCCTAAAGAAGCAGCAGATGTTATTTCGGAAGCTGTCAAAAAGATGTGTGAGGAAGGGATTGTCGGCCAGAAAAACAAGTGGCAGGCTATTGAGTATTGGGCTGCTGATTTTCTTGCCGGAAGGTAGGTGATATAGATGGCTGCACCTAAGAAATACAATCCGAAATATCACGATGCCTGGGCATGGTCACTTGCCATGAAGGGATGTGACAACAAGGAAATAGCTGAGGCGATGGGGGTATCAGTCAGGACAATTCTCAGATGGTCCAAAACAACCGATGCTAACGGAAACGAAGTTCTCACATCGTTCGGCGAAGCGTTGCAGGAAGGGAAGGATGCAGCAGATGCCAAAGTTGAAAAGAAGCTTTACGAAAGGGCACTCGGATATGATATCGAAGAATCGGAGAACGTTGTTAACATAGACACTAACGGAAACATCAAACCGGTTAGGAGAAAAACTACCAAGAAGCACGTTCCTCCGGACACGATGGCAATTATGTACTGGCTCAATAATCGCAGACGAGGAGAATGGTCTCAGAAGCAGGATGTGAACATAAGCACGGACAATGGAGAGGATGTGGTAATCTACATGCCTGCGAATGGGCGTGATAGTGATGGCTAATAACGTCCGAATACTGAAACCGCAGGAGGGGCCACAGGAGGCGTTTTTATCGTCTTCTGCTGACATAGTGATATACGGAGGTGCTGCTGGAGGAGGAAAGACTTACGGGTTACTGCTTGAGCCACTGAGACACAAAAACAACCCAAAGTATGGCGCAGTAATCTTCCGAAGAAATGCAATCCAGGTAACGATTGAAGGAGGTTTACTTGACGAGAGCCGTGAAATCTACGCTGGAATCAGAGGAGCGGAGCTCAGGATGTCCCCGCGTCCGACGTGGATTTTCAACGGTGGTGCGAAAGTTGGATTTGCCCACATTGAAAGCGACGATGACCTCCCAAAATGGCAGGGAGCTCAGATATGTTATATCGGATTTGATGAGCTCACGCACTTCACTGAGCACCAGTTTTTCTATATGCTCATACGTAACCGTTCGACGTGCGGCGTAAAACCGTATATCCGAGCGACATGTAACCCAGATGCGGATAGCTGGGTGGCTAAGTTCATTGAATGGTGGATAGACCAAGACACCGGATACCCTATTCCGGAACGCTCAGGTGTGATTCGCTGGTTCATCCGAAGAAATGAGGTAGTCACATGGGCAAACACGAAAGAAGAACTCTGGGAACGCTTCAATCTGATCACACCGGAAGAACGCAGAGAGCCCAAGTCGGTCACATTCATTGCCAGCACAGTTTACGATAACAAGATATTGCTGGAGAAAGACCCGTCGTACCTTGCTAACCTTAAAGCCCAGTCCCTCATCGAGAGAGAACGTATGCTCCATGGAAACTGGAAGATAAAACCGGCTGCCGGATTGTTCTTTAAACGAACGCAAGTTAACATGATACCAACCATACCGGAGGATGTTGTCAGATGGGTTAGAGCATGGGATCTTGCAGCAACTACCGATGAGGAGAGTAAGGAGTCAGCCTTCACAGCGGGAGTTCTTATAGGGAAACGAAGGAATGGACGATATGTAGTAGCTGATGTAATCAATGAACGGATGTCGGCATCAGATGTTAGGACTACCATAAAGAACACGGCGACTACAGACCTTGTTCGTTTCAAGAGGGTTCGGATTAGACTTCCGCAGGACCCAGGGCAGGCAGGAAAAGAACAGGCTCAAAGCTACATCAAGTTCCTCGCTGGATTCGACGTTACTGCAATACCGGAATCCGGAAACAAAGAGGTACGTGCGGAACCGATGGCGGCTCAATGGCAAGCCGGAAATTTCGATGTAGTTGTTGGGGATTGGAACGAAATCTATTTCAACCAGCTTGAAAGTTTTCCTGCCAGTAAGTTTAAAGACATGGTTGATGCCAGCAGCTCAGCTTTTGCAGAGCTTGAACTTGAAAATGTATTCAACCTTAACAGCCTAATTACTTAAAGCGAGGTGAGAAAGTGAACGATTATAATGCTCGTAAAATAGCGCAGATGCAAAGATTGGAAAGAGGGAAGCAAATAATTGCCGGTAAGGTTGACAGAGCAGACAGCACATACCGAAGAGACGGATATGTCAATCTACTTAACAAGTACGGTACTGCGCAGGACAATACGACGGCATACTTTTTTGAGGGAGAGCCGACAGTACCGGATATGGACCTTGCCAGGCACTACGAAGGCGAAGGACTCTTCGCTAAAATAATTGACACCCCCGCCGAAGAGGCTGTGAAGCACGGGTTTGAGCTTGGCATCAACAATCCGGATATAGAAAGTTTTATCACAGATAGTCTTGACGAGCTGGATTGGGAGGAAAAAGCAGCTACAGCTATCAAGTGGGCTCGGCTTTACGGGGGAAGCCTCATAGTCATGCTGGTTGATGATGGAAGGGGGTTGGAGCAGCCATTAGACTGGAAAAACATCCGTAGCATAGATGAGCTAAGGGTATACGAAAGAGCAGTAGTGCAGCCGGACTATACCAACATCTACAATTACGACCCGAAGGACCCAGCAAGAAGGACGACATCGAAATTCGGAATGCCGGAGTATTACCATGTTTTTAGTGCATACGGTACGTTTACAGTCCACGAAAGCAGGTGCTTGATATTCCGGAACGGCATCCTGCCAGAATACATCACTCAGTCGTATTATCGGTTCTGGGGAATACCGGAATATATAAGAATCAAGAGAGCACTGAGGGAAACAATAACAGCCCACGGAGATGCAGTAAAACTGCTTGAACGTTCAGTACAGGCAATCTACAAGATGAAGAACCTGGCTCAACTCCTTGCCACAAGCGATGGAGAAGACCAGGTTCTTAAGCGTTTGCAGGTAATCGACATGGCACGTGGCATTCTTAACAGCATATCAATTGACGCTGAGGGAGAAGACTACAGCTTTCAGACATTCCAACTTTCAGGAGTAAAAGATGTAATAGACTCAACCTGCAATATGCTCTCTGCACTCACAAGCATACCACAGACGATACTGTTTGGGCGTTCGCCTGCCGGACAAAACAGCACAGGCGAGAGTGACCTGGAAAACTACTACAATTACGTCGAGAGGATACAGAAGCTGATGCTTAGAGGGAACCTCAAGACATTGATTGATGTTATTCTCCAGGCTGGACTTGCAAGCGGGAAAATACCTGAAATACCTGACTATAAGCTAAAGTTCTCACCATTGTGGAGCATGAGCGACACTGAACAGGCTACAGTAGAAAGCACAAAAGCTCAGACCAGTTACACCAAAGCCCAAACAGCACAACTATACGTTGACATGGGTGCACTAGACCCATCAGAGGTAAGGGCAGGACTTGCTAAGACGGAAGAATTTAACGTCGAAGACTTGCTCGATGAACAAGACATTGAAGATGAAGACTGGGGATTAGCGGGCAATGTTCAAGAACAGTTTGGAGCCGAAGGAGAGAAAGGGCCACTTTATGTCCCGCCAGATATGTTTGTGGAAAATGTGGAACAGCCCAATATGGATGAATCGGCGTGTACTTCTGCTGCAACCCTGGTAGTGAAAGATGGCGAGATACTCATTGGTAGAAGAAGGGACGGAACCGGATGGTGTGGTCCGGGGGGTGGCATTGAAGATGGCGAAACACCGGAACAGGCAGCAAGAAGAGAGCTGAATGAAGAGTTCGGGATAAAAGCAAATGAAATGATACCTGTCGGAGTGATGAACGGTTTACCGGAAAGATACGGAGTGCCGTTCATTTTCTTATGTACGGACTATGACGGAATCCCGAAATGTGACGGTAAGGAAATGGAGGATGCAAGGTTCTGCAAACTTGATGAGTTGCCTGAATTTCATTTGTTCCCGCCGTTCATGAAATCAGTATCCATGCTGTTAAAGGAGCTGAGACGTAAAGATGAATGATATAGCAATGAAGCAGGCGGCTCAGGCAGCAGTAAAGCCAAAATTTCGAGGCAACCAGAAGCTTAAAAGCAAAGTCCATACTTATTATCCCGAAAGCATAGAAAGAGAGTACCAGAGGGTCACAGACGCTTATATGAAGCTTGTGAAAGATGTCCTCAAGGAATATCTGCCTATGATTAAAGATGCGTTGATGCAGGAAAAAGGCAATGTACGCAAAGACGACATCAGGGACCTGGGACACGTTGTAAAAGATGCGTTTGATGCTATGCATAAACAGCTTGAGCAAAAGACCGAATCCTTCGGATTGCGCAGGAAGCTCGAAGCCCTTGCTCATCTTACGAGGAAGCTGACAATCAAAGAGTGGAAAAAGGTGGTCAAACAAACCCTCGGAATTGACATCATGGATGACTACTATATGGGCGAGTTTTACCGTGAAGCTCTCAATGTATGGGTTGAGGATAACGTCAATCTCATCAAGACGATACCGAAAGACTCCCTTGGCAGAATGAAAGAAATCGTCCAGGAAGGATTTAAAGCCGGAAAGACAACGACTTCTATAGTTAAGGAGATACAACGTACCTACGGAATAGAAAAACGTCATGCAAGGCTTATAGCTCGTGACCAGACGGCCAAGCTCCACGGGCAGTTGGCAAAAGCACAGCAGACAGACGCAGGAGTAAACGAGTATACATGGAGCACTTCCGGTGACAGCCGAGTGAGAGAACGGCATAGGGAGTTGAACGGCAAAAGGTTCCGGTGGGATGACCCTCCGGTGGTTGATAAAAAGACCGGCAGAAGAGCACATCCAGGTGAAGATTATCAGTGCAGATGTGTTGCGTTGCCGGTCTTTGATATAGATACAATCAATATTCCGATTGCAAAAGGATAGGAGGTGCTGTGTGTGAAGAAATGACTTGCAAAACGAGAATCTTGGAAGAAAGGAGATTGAGACATGTCGGCAATAGCGATAGCAGCCTTGTGCAGACAGTTGATAGCAGAGGCAGAGGCAATCATCAAATATACCGAAGACATTGAAGCGACAAAAGCAATCGAAGGCGGTGCCGCTGCTCTGTTTGACGAACTGAGGCTTGATGAGCTTGAGCATATCCAGAAACTAACGCTCGAACTCACAGAAGCATTAAGCACAGGCGAAGAGGAAACTGGGGGTGAGGAATAGTGAAAGTCCCCCAATTAAGAAGGGTACTTAGACTCGACAGCATCAAGCTTGACGAAACGTATTTCACAGAAGAAGGGTATCTCATTGACCACCCGATTGTTACATCGTGTGGGATATTTGAGTACACAAATCCGGATGGCTCAATCAGAAGGGAGCTAAGACTGCCGGAGCATGTATTTGCTCAAAAAAGCCTGGATAGCTACGAGGGCAAGCCTATCATCATAACTCACGATGCTGGGGTTGTGGACAAAAACAATGTTGATAAGGAAATCATCGGCACAATGCTATCCAAGGGATACCAGGACGGAGACAACGTAAGAGTGAAAATAGTCATACACGATACAGACAGGATGAAAGAGAGTGGGCTTAGAGAACTGTCTCTCGGATACAACCTGACTCTTGATGAAACGCCTGGTGTCTGGAACGGTCAACCTTACGATGCCATCCAAAAAGACATCGAAATCAACCATCTTGCACTTGTAGCAAATGCCCGAGCAGGAGAGAAAGCTCGCCTGAATATTGACGGGCAAGAAACTAAATCAATTCTTAAAGGAGGTAAATCCATGAGTACAAAAACAAAAAGAAAGGACGGAGGCTCTATGACTCCAGAAGATTTCGCTGCCGCAGTTGAAGCTTTCAAGGCCAGAAGGGCAGCGAGAAATGCTGCTAAAGCAGGTAATGAAGGGACTGCATCCCAAGCAACACCTGCAAAAGACAGCGATGCAGAACCTGCCGCAGCTCCGGCAACATCTGCCGAGAAAACCATGTCCACAGATGAAACCATTCAGATGGTTAAGGACAGACGTGACAGGAGAGACCAGGAAGGAGACCCTGCTACTCCGGAAGCGGCAATGGGTATTATTGCCCAGCAGGATGAGGACATCGAAACACTGCTTGAAATCATCGAGGCTCTCAAGGCTGAAAAAGACTTTGGAGAGGCTGCACAGGCAGCAGACTGCAACAAAGATGAGGATGCGGAAGAAGGCAAGAAGGACAGCTCCGAAGACCAATCCGGCTCTCTCAATATGGATGCCGCTGATGCACTGTTCAGAACAAGACTGGAACTTGTCCGTATCGGAGACCGCTTGAACATCGATGGAATAGAGAACATGCCAATCATTGATGCAAAGAAGGCCATCATCAAAGCGGTTAATCCTCAAATGAGGCTCGACGGAAAAGGAAAGGCATATATCAACGCAGCCTTTGACCTGGCAAAGGAAACCCTCAATGCCAGAAAGGATACCAATTATCAGCGTTCTCAGATGTTCAATGCTGATAGCGCAAGACCGAATAGAAATGAAATCGGAATGTCTGCCGCAGAGAAAGCGAGAGCGAGGATGATTGAAAGAAAACAGAATGGAGGTAATAAGTAATGAGTGCACAAACAAGTTATGGGTTTGCAACTCCAAAAGGCGTAGCTGGCGGTCTTTTAGACATTGCGCCTTATTCCATTGACACCCGTGTCAACAATGAAGCTGCTGCTGACTCCCTTAAATATGGAATGGGAGTCGTGCAGGGGGATACCGCTGGAGTCGGGGTAAGAAAACCGATAAGCACAGATACAGCGGCAGTATTCGAGGGCATAGTTATGACTGGGTTCAGCAACCAGCAGACCATTGAAGGAAACGTAAACATCCTGCCCAACCAGAGTGTAGGAATTCTTCGTTACGGAAAAGCGTGGGCAAGAATCAAGTCTGGCGATACCCCTGCATATGGCGGAAAGCTCTATCTGATTATCAACGGAGCTGATGCAGGATTGTTTACTACCACATCAAGTGTCGACACCATTGAAGTCAAAGGAAGATTTATAGGCAGCAAGGGTTCTGGTGATATAGCTCCTGTTGAGCTATTCAACCAGGCTCAAGCCTAAAAAGGAGGAGGACGAACAATATGAGCTATAACGCACAAATGCCGTCTACAGGTTACTCTGTAGCAGATTATGAAGCTCTTATGAGCTCTACTATTCCTGCTGCCCTTGTCGGGGTTCTGGGAATGAGATTTGACAGTGCTGAGGATGCATCAGTATTCTTCGCTCGTGAGCTTGACTACATCAAGAGTCAGTCTTACGACGTAGAATATCCAGAGTTTACTGCGCTGTCGATTTTCCCAATTTCCAGCGAAGTTAATCCTGGAGCTGAGACAGTAACCTACTACAGCTACGACAAGACCGGTATGGCTAAGATTATAAGCAATTATGCCACTGACTTACCGAGAGCTGACGCAAAAGGAAAACCCACAACGGCTATCATCAAGTCCATCGGAGCAAGCTACGGTTACTCGGTACAGGAGATGAGAGCCAGCCGTATGGCGGGAAAATCTCTTGACGTAAGGAAAGCAGAAGCCGCACGTTACCAGATTGACTATCTGAACAATAAGATTGCGTGGGCCGGAGACGAAGAAACGGGCTTAATCGGTGTTCTGTCTGCAGGAAACAACATCCCGTTCTACACCATTCCGGCAAACGGAGAAGGAAGCTCCACTCTGTGGAAGAACAAGACTGCTGCTCAGATTCTCGCCGATATAAACGGAATGCAGGCTCAGGTAGCCAAGAACACCAAGAACGTAGAAAGGCCGGATACATTGGTTCTCCCTGCTGACGTGTACATTGACATTTCAACCAGGCAGATAGACAATACCGGTTACACCATCAAGAGGTTTGTTCTTGAAAACGCTCCATACCTGAAAGAAATCGTTCCTGCTGCCGAATTGCAGTCTGATGCAACCGATACTAACCCATACGCACCGCAGGCAGTTGCATTGCTGTTCAAGAAGGACCCGAGGAAAATTACTATCGAGAATCCACTGCCCTTCTATCAGTATCCTTTACAGCCGCAAGGGCTTGAGGTTATCGTTCCCTGCGAAGCAAGAACAGCCGGAGCGATTATCTACTATCCTCTGTCCCTGTTGATTGCACTGGGGATATAAGAAAGGAGAATGACGCATGAAGGTTACGAACAATTCAGTTAAGATAATCAACATCGGAGAGCTGTCTGTTTTGCCTGGAGCAACTGAAACAGTACCCAAAGATTTCGTCGGCAACCCCGTGCTTAAGTTTTTGGAAAAGCGCGGGGATATTGCCCTTTTCGATGAAGAAGCTGCTGCTAAAGAAGCGGAAGAAGCTAAAGCGAGAGCAGAGGCCGAAGCAAAACTGAAAGCAGAAGCCGAGGCAAAAGCTAAAGCGGAAGAAGAAGCCAAAGCTAAAGCAGCAGATGCAGCGAAAGCAAAGGCTGCCGAGGGGAATACGACACAGAAGAAGGCGTAAGGAGGGGTGACATATGACCCCTATTGAAATCCTGAGGCTATTGGCACCGGAGTTTTCCTCAATAAGCGATGAAGTTATCACTCAATGGATTGAACTCTTTACGCCTCTTGTAAGTGCCAAACGGTTCGGAAATACCTATAACCAGGCTGTTGCTCTATTAACGGCACATAAGCTGAAAATGGCAGGCTATGGCGACAATACAAACGGAACCATCGGGGACACCCTTCGAGTCGGCTCATACTCGGAGGGTGAAACCTCGATTGGGTATACAGTCAACCAGGGAACAAACCTTCTCAACGATGCGGAGTTGACACTCACAACATACGGCCTGCAATACCTTTCATTGCGCAGGGCAAGGATAATACCTATAGTCTCGGCAGGTGAGGCATAGCATGGCAGGAAAAGCAAAAGACCGTTGGACGGCTGAGGGGAAGAAATTCAAAGCTGAAATAGAAAAGCTCAAAAAGTTACAGGTAAGGATAGGATACCAGCAGGGTGATGTGATAACTGAGGATGGAGTTGACATGCTTGACATTGCCATGTGGAATGAGTTGGGAACTATCAATGCGCCATCGAGGCCGTTTTTAAGAAAGAGTGTTGACGAAAATGCAGACAAAATAAATTCCTTTTGCAAGGCGCAATTGCAAAGGCTGACAAAAGGCGCAACGGCAGAAGAAATACTTAAGCAAATCGGGGTATTCTCTAAGGGGCTTGTGCAGGAGAAAATCGTTGATGGCGAATTTGAGCCAAATGCTCCGTCTACCATCAGACGAAAGAAATCCGACAAGCCTCTTATTGATACCGGTCTCATGAGGATATCTGTAAACTATATAATCGTTGAGAAAGGAGGTAGGAAATGAACATCTGGAAGAAACAGTACACAATGCGAAGATACCAAGCGCAAAAGGTTGGAAGAAAAGGATATGTCACCACGGGATATGAGGATATACCGGTAATGCTCAATGTTCAGCCTTTAAGCAACGACGAGCTGGAGGTTATTCCGGAAGGTTCTCGTTCCGTTAAAAGGATAAAGTGTTTCGGCGATTTTCCGTTTGCCACAGCAAATCAGAAGACCGGCGTTCAAGCTGACAGACTTTTCTTTGAAGGGAAGTGGTATGAGTGCGAGATGTCTGTCCTCTGGGACCATACACCGTTGAAGCATTACCGTTCACAGTTTGTGCAGGTATCAGAAGCAGAACCGGATAATGCCGTAGAGCCTCCTTCCCAGGATGGTGGTAGCTCATGAATCTAAGGACGCTGAGGGATAACCTGTACGACATAGTGAAGCAGTATTTTGAAGGGGCAACGGTAGTATGGGCAGAGCAGCATATGGTTAAGCCCACATTGCCCCTAATAACGCTTAAAACGGGCTCATTATCGTTGACAACATTTCCTATCACGGAAGATATAAACGGCGTTCCTACCGGCTATTATCCATCCAGAGTGACACTTGAGATTAACCTCTATACTAAAGGGGCTCCGGTGGAAATGGAACCAGGGGAAGTTGGAGCAACGGAAAACACGGCAGTAAATGATTTGATGGATTTTTTAAGATACATCAATTCTCAGTATGTAACAGACCTTTGTGAAAGCCTCGACATTGCTATAACCCCAAACGGACCTGTACAAGATGTTACTGCTCTGCTGAACGATACCAGGTATCAGTACAGGGCAATGCTGGAACTAAATGTAGACTTTATGCAAGTAGCAAAGGGATACGCTGGAATCATACCTGAGGAAGGTGAATGGACTCAAACACCAAGCGGAGGAGGAACAGAGGTGCTCCTCAACAAAGAAACCGGATACTTTGAAAAAGTAATCATTGAAAAGGAGGATATATGACATGAGCAATCTTAGCGACATAGTAAATGTGCAAATTGACGTACGCACGCCTGTCGTAGATAGCGCAAGCTTCGATACAATGCTCATTGTAGGGCCTGGACCGGCTGATACTTCGGCTCCTGGATATGAACCGCCACCAGATGTCGGAGTGTATACTTCTCTTAAAGAGGTTACGGACGCTGGATGGGTAGCATCTGGAGAAAGTGCAGACCCAATCGGCTTAGCAGCAGTTGCGGCATTCTCACAAAGCCCACAGCCTTCAAAAATCTATATTGCTGTCCAGAAAAAAGTCGGGGAAACACTGGAGCCGGTAACGACAACTCTTGACAGGGCACTTAATTACCCTGGATGGTATGCAGTCGCTCCTGCCGGTATAGCAGAAACTGACTTCCAGACAATAGCAACATGGGTCGAAGCAAATGAAAAGCTGTTTGCGTACACCACGATGGCAACTACCAATCCTGTAGATTTGACGCTGTACCGCAGCTTTGGAATCTACGGAAAAACATCTACAGGCGCAACATCAACGCCGGAGAGCAACAAATATGCTCATGTGGCATGGCTTGCAAAATGCCTTGGTTATGATGCTGGTTCTGAAACCTGGGCATTGAAGACGTTAGCAACAATTTCACCATCTACACTCAGCGTAACTGAAATGAATGAACTTAAGGCACAGAAGATTAACTACTATGTGACCTACGCAGGAAGGAATGTAACACAGCTCGGTCAGACGTGTGCAGGTGAGTGGATTGATGTAATCAGGTTTAGGGACTGGTTGAAGAACGATATGCAGTTGAGAGTTTTCAACCTGCTCGTACTCAATCCGAAAATCCCGTATACCAATGCCGGAATCTCTCTTGTTCAGAACCAGATGCTTGCATCGCTCAAGCAGGGCCAGGCAAACGGCGGCATTGACGAAGATGAGTTTGATGAAGACGGAAATGTAATTGTAGGTTATACAGTTACTGTTCCAAATGCAGCAAACATAAGCGATACAGACAAAGCTTCAAGGATATTAAGCGGGTGCAAGTTCACGGCACGTTTGGCTGGAGCTATCCACGTAGCAAATATCCAAGGTTCTCTCGTTTACTAAGGAGGTGTGAACAATGGGAACTGTAAAGACTTATAGCAGCAGACAAGTAATGATTGCCTTTGGAAACCATTCCGTATCAGGGTACGCCGATGACAGCTTTGTTACCATCGAAGCAAAGGGCGACGGAGTAATGTCTAAGACCGGATGCGACGGAGAAATTGCCAGGGCAATTGACCCAAACGACCAGTACAGCATAAAAGTTGTTGTGCTACAGACCTCTCCTACCAATAAGTTTCTCCAGGATAAATATACCCTGGACAAAAAGACTGGAAACGGAACCTTCCCTGTCCTTATAAAGGACTTGAAAGGCGGTACGCTTTTCTCGTGCGATGAAGCATGGGTAACAAAGCCTGCCAGCAGGGTATATGGGAAGGACACAAATAACCGTGAGTGGACAATAGAAACTGGCGCAGGAGAGCTGAAAGAAGGATAAAGGAGGTTAAACGATGAAACAGTTTGAACCAAAACAGGTGACGATAGGCGGGAATGTGTTTTATATCTTTCCGTTCCCTGCATTTAAGGCCAGCAATCTTAGTGGCGAGCTTGCGGCTCTTGCCATACCGCTGCTCGGAAGCCTTGCTCCCTTCTTGGGAGTAAAGAAGCCGGACGGTTCAGAAACCAGCCTCCTTGATATAGATGTTGAAGATGCAGCCCCTGCGATTGCAGGGGCTTTCAACTCTATTTCAGGGGATAAAGTTGAAAGCTTAATGAAGAAACTTCTCATAACCGGAAAGAACATTACCGTAGAGCTTGAAGACGGAGAAGAACCGCAAAGACTCACCGAGGACCTGGCGAATGAACTTTTCTGCGGTGAAGTGCAGAATATGTTCATCCTTGCATTTGAGGTTATCAGAGTCAACTTTGCAGGTTTTTTCAGGAAGCTCGGCGGCCAATCTGGTGCGGTCGTCGAGAAATTTATGAAACAGATGAAATAAGCAAATATGGAAAGCTTGACGTAAGTCAGTTTACAGAACTTGAGCTGAGAATGTATACACTCATCAAAGCAAGGCTGGCATCAAAATATGAGCTTGAAACATGCTATACGCTGGATGAGGCATTGAAGCTCTACGCACTGCACAGGATGGATTTGGACATAGAATACGGGAAGACGATGGAATTGAGAGAAGGGAGGTAGCCTATGGTTATAAGAGATATTGCTATTCTTTTCGGATATGAAGTTGACAAGAAAACCGAAAACGCCGCAGAAAACAGCATCAAAGGGCTTAAAGATATGGCTACCAAACTGCTTGGAGCCATCGGAATAGGGTTTTCACTTGTTCAACTTAACGCCATTGCCGAAGAGTTCAATGGTATTAACGACCAGATACGGAATGCTACGAAGCAGCTTGGAAACCAGGAAGAGATACAGCAGAAAATTCTTAAGGCGGCGAACGATACAAGGTCCTCCTACGCAGATATGGCAAACGTGGTAAGCACTCTGATACAAAGCGACCATTCATTATTTGGGTCAGTCGAGGAAGCTACAGAGTTTGCTACACTGACAACAAAACTCTTTAAGACTGCCGGTAAAAGCAACGAAGAAGTCAAGTCATTGCAGGAGGCACTTAATAAATCGTTCGCAAAAGGGATAGTGGATTCGGAAACGCTCAACCGGCTATACGAAAGAGCTCCGGAGGCCATAAACCTGATATCAAAAAGTCTCGGTGTAGCAAAGGAAAAACTTGCTGATATGGCAAGCAAAGGAACCTTCACTGTAGCAGACTTGAAAAAAGCCTTTATATCCAATGCGGACGAAATAAACGCCGGATTTGAAACACTGGATTTCAGCATTTCGGATGCTCTTCTGAACATTCGGAACCAGTGGGGGCTTTGGGTTGACAGCATGAACAGTTCCCTTGGGTTAAGTCAAACAATCGGAAGATTCATGGTCCGTTCTTTTACACAGATAATGGAGGTTCTGAAAAAGGCAACGACATTCGTTGAAAGACTTGCTGACCGTGTAGGAGGGTTTGATAATCTGCTCAAACTGGTAGCAGTAACGGCGGCAGCGATATTTGTAGCACTCAACGCACAGAAAATCCTTGCATTCCTTGCCGGTGTTGGGAAACTATTAACGGGAATCAACTTCAAGATGCTTGCTATAGTAGCAGTCATTGTAGCAGTATTCCTCATTATCGACGACTTCATAAATTTCATGAAGGGCAATGACAGTGTTATAGGGAAGCTTCTCGAAAAAGCCGGAGTAGACACAGAAAAAGTAAGGCAAACCATCATCGCAGCATGGGAAAGCATCAAGTCATTCTTGCTTGCTGCCTGGGATTTCATTAAACAAGTAGCCTCAACGATATGGGAAGGATTGAAAGATTTCTGGGCACAAAACGGCGATGAAATAAAATCTACCTTGCTTGCGGTATGGGATGCTATTAAATCAACCCTGGGTGCATTATGGGAAGCGTTGAAGGCTATTGCCATAGCAGTATTTGGAGCACTGCAAGATTTCTGGAACCAGTGGGGCGACCAGATTATAGCCCAGTTTGAAATATTGTGGAACTTCTTAAGCAGTCTGGTTATGAGTTTTCTTACGGTAATAAGAGGCATAGCAGAATTCATCGCAGGGGTGTTTACCGGAGACTGGGAAAAAGCCTGGAATGGAATAAAGACCATCTTTGAAGGAGTATGGAACGGCATACAGGCTTTCTTCGTGTATATCTGGGATACCATTTACAACTGGTTTGGAGAAAAGATTGACGCAATCGTTGCGAAGGTTACGGGCTTTGTAGACGCAATCAAGCAAAAGATACAGGCGGTGAAAGACTTCTTCGGAGGGATAGGCGATGCAATAGGCAAGTTCTTCGGAGGAGGAGACATGAAAGCAACGGTTTCGGCTTCTACTGCTGGTGCAGCAGCAGGTGGAGGAAACAGGACCAGCAATGTCAATCAGAATGTGAACATTACAAACAATTTCAACGGCGGCGATGTCTCTGCTCAAAAAGCTGGTGCTAAGGCAATGAGCAAATCTGCCTATGACGCAACAAGCTATATGGCCCGTGGATTGGCATATGGGAGGTGAGGAAGATGAGAGCTACAAGACCTGCAAGCATCAATGGGATTGAGTTTGATGTGCTCATAAACCAGACAACAACTTACGAGGCAGACATTCCTGAGTATCCGACTGAGAAGGGATATTCTGTTGAAGATACAATCATCTTGAAGCCGTTGCTGATTGATTTAACCATCTTCCTTACCGATACTCCCGTTACATGGGCAAAAAGATTCGGCAAAAACAGAAACCGTGTAAAGGCAGTAACAGAGGAATTGAAAAGGCTGTATTTCAACAAGCAACCAGTTACTTTCACAACGAGTGAAGGTACATGGAAGAACATGGGCATAGTCAGCATCACTATACCGAAGACTGCCGAGACCGGATACGCCTGCGAGATACCGATTAAGCTCAAGCAGATAAGAGTCACAGAAGCTAAAACAGTAGCAATCCAGGCTTCGTACGGGAAAAGCGGGGCTACCGGAGCTAATGCAGGAACAATTAATTCAAAAAATGCTACAAATTCTACGAACAAGTCCGAACAAAAGAAAGACTCGAAAAAAGCCGCATCGATTCTATACGGTTTAGCTGATTCAGCTAAGCTGTTTGGTTAGAGGGGGTGGTCTTAATGATGCAATACATTACGCCTCCGGACCTCAACGATAGCTTCTCCAGGGTTGTTCTTGGCGGAAAAGAGTATTTGCTCCGGTTTACCTATAACGATACATTCGGGTACTGGTCGTTTGGAATATATGACTTAGAGGAAACTCCTATTGTAGCAATGACGAAGATTGTGCCCAATTCGCCGCTGACATTCTTTTATGAAAACAGAGACCTGCCTTCCGGAGTTTTTGGAGTGCTGACAGACCTTGAAAAGGTTGGAAGAAACGACTTCATTAACGGGAAGGCCGTTTTTGTGTTTATACCCTACGAAGACCTTAAGGAATAGGAGGTGGAGCATGAATAACTTTGATAGGCAATATAGGTTTTCGGCTGGAGTACCTGGAAGGCCAGGCTTTGAAGTTGGCTCCACCGACTTCCCGCATAAAACAGCCCTTCATATCAGTTTTTCTATAGAGAAGTCAGATTTGGAGAGTGCAAACACAGGAAAGATTACGCTTTGGAACTTATCTCCAGCACAGCTTGCCACATTAAATCTCAAGGACTGTGAAGTAGTGCTTAAGGCAGGCTATGGGACGATAATGCCCCTTGCTTTTGTTGGGAATATCACCAATGTTGTTACTACTCAAGACGGTCCGGACACTATGACAGAAATTGAGGCTGTGGATAGCCGAGTAGCTTTACGTGATACCTACATCTCGGTTTCGTATGCCGGTGTTATCAACAGCAAGAAAATTATTGAAGATACTGCCGGACAAATGGGAGTGCCTGTCGTATTTTCTCCCAAAGCAAAGTTTGTTGACCTTCAAAATGGGTTCAGCTATGTAGGTGCCGCAAAAGGAGCTTTGAAAAAAGCCTGTGCTTCGAGCGGGCTTGCATGGTCATTGCAGAACGGGGTCCTGCAAGTTAAGATGCCTAATGAACCTATCAGTACGAGAGCTTTTCTTCTCAGTGCAGAAACAGGATTAATCGGAATACCTAAAAGAATTACTAAGGCATCTCAGACACCAAACGAAGGCAACGGAAATAATACAATGCAGACCGCTCAGACAGGATGGGAAGTACGATACTTCATGAACGCAGCTATCAACGTCAATGATTATGTGAGATTGGAAAGCAAGATTGCAACTGGGAATTTCCGAGTTTCAAAACTGACTATAGACGGAGACAACATCGAAGGCGAATGGACTTGCACAGCCGAATTGCTGGAGGTGAAGTAATTGCTGCAAGAATTTACAGAACAAATAGGAAGGACTATTGAAGAATTCCTTTCTGGCGTTCATACTGCGATGCCAGGAGAAATTAAAAGTTTTGACTCTGCCACATGCACGGCTGTTGTCCTACCGAAAGGACAGTTTAGGTCTCCGGATGGCAGGGTTTTTAACTATCCGGTCATATCCGGTGTTCCAGTGGTGCTGCTACAGGGAGGAGGACAGGATGCCACCATTGCGTTTCCGGTAAAGGAAGGCGACGGATGTCTGCTTATAATCTGCGAGCAGGCCCTTGATTACTGGAGATACGGCGGTGAGACACAGGCAGAATTGAGACATGACCTTACCAATGCAGTTGCAATACCAGGGCTTTTTGCAAAGCCAAATGCTGCGGTTAAGGAAGCTATCGACAATGATGCAATAGTGATTAAGAAAGGGGATAGCAAAATAACCCTTTCTCAAAGCGGAATAGCCATCAGGGGCGATTTAACAGTGGAGGGTAATATAACAACTACCACAGGAAAAATAACGGCCTCACAAGGGCTCTCAGTGCTTTCCGGAGATGTAACAGCAGGAAATATCTCATTGAAGAATCATACTCATACATCATCGGAACCTGGAAGCCAGACCTCAGCACCACAGTAAAGGAGGGATGATAATTGAAAGATTTGTTGCTTGATGCTACAGGAGACCTTGCAGTATCCAGTAGTGGCGATATTTCCATTACAGACAGCGTAAGCCAGGCAATTAAGATACGGCTGCAATGGTTTGCCGGAGAATGGAAGTTTAACGAAGAGCTCGGAATCCCTTACTTTGATGAGGTGCTTGTAAAAGGAGGAAATGACTTCCGGACCGAACAGCTCATTAGAGAGCAGATACTCAGCGTTGATGAGGTAACAGAAGTTACATCGCTTACTATTACTGCAAATAAGGCTGAGAGAACTTTAACTATTTCATTTGAGGCAAAAGCAGGCAGTGAATATATAAGTGAGGAGGTGACGGTTAATGCCTGATTATGGAGTTACTCCGGATGGTTTTGTTTTGAAAAGACTTGATACCATTATGGATACCATCTATGGAAAGCTTAAAGACGGATGGGGATTTGACCCTACTATTAATCCGCAGTCTCTTCTAAACGTTCTTGTAACATCTTTTGCCGACGAAATTGCTTCATTGTGGGAAGTTGGACAGGATGTATACTACTCACAGTATCCATCGTCTGCTGAGGGCCTGAGTCTTGACAATGCTATGCAGTTTGGCGGAGTCACAAGATTAAAAAAGGCAAGGACGATATACTCGTTAAAATGTACCGGCGCAGACGGAACAAACATCTTGTACGGAAGCCTTGTTAAATCAACTACCCAACCGGCTAAGATGTTCCAATGTTCACGACTTCAAACTATAAGTCGAAGCAATTTCAGAAGAATAAGGATTCGTCCTGTTGTGGGCGAAGGTACGATTGCAGAGCTTTATACCATTGCCATCAATAACGGAACATATTCTTACGAGGCGCAAGAAGGGGATAATGAAGAAACGATTCTTAATGCCTTAAGCAATGCCATTACGGACACGGATTTTACAAAAACAGTTGCCGAAAGAGAGATAGAAGGAGTAACGCACTTTGAATTGACGATAGAGCACATTGGAGGGCAATCCTCGAACGTAATGGTTTTGTCCGATAACTTAATTGTTACGGAATGCACATCCAACATCGTTTTTGAAAGCGTTGATTATGGTGAGGTAATTGTTCCCAACAACACCATAACGGAAATAGTTACAGTCATCAATGGCTTTTACTCCGTTACAAACGACATTGCTCCGGTCCGTGGTAGACTTACCGAAACAGATGTTGAAGCGAGACAGTCTTACATCAAAAGAATTGCTGTAAGGTCCAAGAACATGCTTGAGAGCATTACATCCGCCTTGTATGACAGCGTACAGGGAGTTACCGCAGCTATGGGTTACGAAAATTGCACAAGCACAACAGATTCAGAAGGAAGACCTCCTCACAGCATAGAGATTGTGGTTGATGGCGGAGATGATGGCGAAGTAGCCCAAGTAATCTTTAGCGAGAAAGCTAATGGAATCCAAACTTACGGCAGTACAACTATGGATGTAGCTGACGAGTTCGGGAATATACACAATATTAGTTTCAGCAGGCCAACATACAGATACGTCTGGATGAAAGTATCGCTCACAAGAAATACTGCGGAGGCAATTCCGCCGAATTACGCAGCAAGAACAAAATTAGCCATCATTGAAGACGGAAAGAATTTGAACGTAGGCCAAACCGTATTCTTGCAAAAGTTCCTTACGAACATTTACAAAAATGTCACCGGAGTTTCCTATATTTCCATTACCGCATGTACGACGGAGATTGAGTCACAGATTCCATCAGCTGAGGACTACACTTCTGACAATATAGTAATTGGGCAAAGGGAAAAGGCGGTGTTTGATGCAGCAAGAATCGAGGTGAATCTCGGTGGCAATTAAAGATGATTGGCTTAGCTGTATACCTCAGCAATTCCAAGACAAACGCAAACTTGAAGTACTTATCGGTGCTTTTTCCGATGAGCTACAGGAAGTTCATGACATGTTTGAACAGCTAAAAACGATGAGAGGACTTGATACTGCGACCGGACAACAACTCGACAATATAGGGGATATTGTTGTTTTAAGCAGAGCTCAGTCGGCCCTTTATGCCGGAGTGCTCGACTTCGATGTAATCGACGATGAAAGGTATCGTTTATTCCTCAAATACAAAGCACTAAGAAACGCAAATCTTTGCACCTTTTCAGAGCTTGTTGCAGCATGTCGTCTTCTCTATAATTCGGAGATTGTATACTATAGGGAAGATAAAAACTATCCCGCAACATTCTTTCTAAATATCGGTGCAAAGTTTAGCAACGAAATACTCGGCTTGCTTCAAAGTTCCGATTTAACGATAAGACCTGCTGGAGTAACTGCAAATATAAGCTACTTCAATATGGAGTTTTTCGGTTTTTCTGACATGAACAGACTTGCACTTGGGTTCGGACAAGGGCCGTTTGCACAGTCTATTATCCAAGAACCACAAGAACCGGGAGGGGAGGTATAAGATTTATGGACCCTAATTTCAATATCACTTTTGCAGAGAATGGAAGCAGAGCGGCAATCTCAGATGAAGAGTGGGCCGGAGGTTGGGCGGCCATAGTTGGAGGTATTAACGGGATACCTACAGCACAGCAGTTTAATACTTTTGGCTATCTGATGGAGCAAAAAAGCAATATAGCAAAAGGGATAGCCGATAATTCCTGGAATGCTTCTCAGTTAGCTGTCACGACCGCAAACCAGGCTACTTCAATCGCCAACACTGCTAATGCCAATGCCGACGATGCGAAGGCACAGGTTGTAAACGCTGTTGCTGCGGCAGCCCTTGCACAAAGTATGGCAAACTCGGCAAGCGATTCGGCAGCCCAAGCACAATCAAGTGCAGATGCAGCTTATTCATACGCAGAAGCAAACTATCAGCTTATACTGGCACTACAAAATTTGATAACGAACCATGAAGCTCGAATCAAAACTCTCGAAGATGCTCTCTTTAACGATATTATAGGAAATCCCTTCACCATTCTATTTGATGACCTGAACGATGTTACGGTTACTGGCGTCTGGAATGTAGCGTTGCAGCGGATTGAATGTTAATGAACAGATACGCCTGCACAAAACAGGAGCTTTCATGCATACTCGGAAATCTGTTTACAGAAATTATGCCTCCATGCTGCCCGAAAGATAATGTGGTCGTTATCAAAGGGATAACTTACAGCGGAAAGGAGGCATTATTTTTAATCCTTGATGATGGATTCGCTTATTCTGGAGACCGTGAGGACATCGAAAAAATAAGGGATAAGAGGTGCATTTATGAGAGAGCCTGCAAACAGAGAGCCTTCGGAATTGAATGTTATTAGCAAAGCAAAAGATTTGGTAAAGCATAGCTTTCTGATTACCAACGGGACCAGCAGGTATCCCAAAAAGATGAGGTTTACCCTGGTCAACCGGATACAGGATAAAGCTATGAATATATACGAATGTTTGCTTGAGGCTAACGAGCTAAACATCAAAGATCCTCAGCAGAAACCTGAGAGATTAAGTCTACAAGCAAAAGCTATAACTTATTGCAAGGAGCTTTTGTTTCTGGTAGAGCTATCCTTTGATATGCAGTATCTAAGTGCCAAGAGCTGCGAGTATTGGACGAAGAAAATACTTGATGTGAAATACATGACTTCGGCCTGGCTCAAAAAGGATAGGCAGCGATAAATCCTATTGGGTGCAGCTTGTAACGCTTCCAACGCCCACAACGTGCGCAACGTCAACTCCGATGGCAGCCTCAACAACAACAACGCCTACAACGGCAACAACGGCGTTCGGCCCGATTGAGAGGAAATTGAGACCGAGTAGTCTTTAAGACGAAAGCAGTAACCCTCTCTCAAGGAAGCTGCATCCATCCTTGCGGCACGAGGTAAACACATGATTGCCGATGTCGAGACGTTAACTCTCTATGAGTGAGGTCAAGACTACCAAACGGCAAGGAGGTTTTTTAATGTATGAACAAGTTTATAAATTTGAAAACCTTTATAATGCATTCAGGAAAACCAGGAAGGGAAAGCAATGGAAGAATACCACTGCTCGGTATGAGATTAACCTTTTAGAAGCTACAGCACTGCTTTCCGAACAGCTACAATCGAAGACATACACAGTTTCTCCTTATACGGTTTTCTACGTTTACGAACCGAAAAAGAGAGAAGTCAAGACGAATTCTTTAAAAGATAAGGTTGTACAGGAAAGCTTGTGCACCCATGTTTTGGAACCGTTAATCGAACCGAGCTTTATTCTCGACAACTACGCATCACAGGTAGGGAAGGGAACGCATTTCGGTCTGAACAGACTTGCTGAATTCATGCGGCGATATTACAGGGAAAACGGCTTTGCAAACGGTTGGGTATTGAAATGTGATATTAAAAAGTATTTCTACAGGATTCAACATGAACCTTTGAAGCGCATGGTAAGAAAGTATATTAAAGAACCCGATGTGCTCTGGCTTGTGGATTTAATTATTGACAGCACAGAAGACCCTGGCATCCCGATAGGAAACCAAACAAGTCAGATTTTCGCATTGTTGTACCTGAATGGCATGGACCATCTTGTTAAAGATAAGCTCGGGGTTAAGTTTTATGGGAGGTATATGGACGATTTCTACCTCATCCACAAAGATAAGGATTTTCTCAGGAAATGCCTTGTGGACATTCAAAACCATGTCGGAAACCTTGGATTAGAGCTTAATGACAAAACTCAAATCTTCCCCTTGAAGAACGGCATTGATTTTCTTGGGTTTCACACCTATTTAACGGATACCGGAAAAGTAATACGTAAAGTCAGAAGAAGGAGCAAGAACAACTTTAGGCGAAAGCTCAAGAAATTCAAGGTGCTTGTAGAGAATGGAAAAATGACGCAGGACAGAGTGGAGTTGTCGTATCAAAGCTGGCGAGGTCATGTAGAGCACGGCAACTGTCACCACCTGCTCAGGAATATGGACGAACTCTACAGAAAATTATTCAATACTGAAAGGTCAGGTGATAAACCAAATGTCACAGCCAATTAGCAATTTGCCTGTTGGTGCTCTTGTTAAAGACACCACGACGAAGTATTATGGTTCGCCTATAATCTGGACGATTGCGGACAAAAACCATGCAGGCTATCCGGCTAATTCCGTTACGTTGCTATCAAAGTATATTCTCACATTGAAATGTTCGGACGCCAAGGAACCATCAAACAGCAACAGCGACCGTCAAAGCTATGGAAACAACAGATATCTATACAGTAACATAAGGCAATGGCTAAACAGTGCGGCTGCTGCTGGAGCATGGTACACAGCTCAGCATAGTGCTGACGCTCCTCCTACAAACGCAAATGTCTGGAGTAATTACAACGAATATGATGCACAAGCAGGATTCCAAAATGATTTCTCCGCAAACTTTAGAAACGCCCTGCTAAGCACATCCCTTACTGTTGTCAAGGCAAGCGTAGATGGAGGCGGAACAGAAACCGTTGCCGACAAGGTCTTCTTATTAAGCACTACCGAGGTTGGACTTGCGGACGAAGGTTATGCAGAAGGAAGCAAGTTGGCATTGTTTTCTGATAACGCAAGCAGGCTGGCTTATCCTACAGCTTTGTGTGTAAGCAACAGTGAGTACACCAATGCAAGCTTAAATACCAGCTCTCCTTGGTACTGGTGGCTTCGTACTCCATACGCTTCCAACGCCCGCTACGTGCGCCGCGTCAACTCCGATGGCAGCCTCTACTACAACGTCGCCTACAGCGGCGTCAACGGCGTTCGGCCCGCTTGTAATCTTCCATCTTCAATCTTGGTATCTGATTCGCCAGATGGAGACGGAGCATACACGATTGTATGGAACCAGCCACCAACTACGCCCAGTTCTATTACAGTTCCTACGACAGTGCGTGGAGGACAGACGCTTGCAATTTCATGGGGAGCATCAACAGACCCGGATGGAAACCTTGCCGGATATAGATTGGAACGTAGCGTAAATGGCGGAGCATACTCCCAGATTTACCAGGGGACGCAACTAAGTTATACGGATAACATTACCTACGGATGGACAACTGTACAGTACAGAGTTAAAGCATATGATACGGCAGAAGCTGAATCCGGATACCAAACAAGTCCAAGCCGAACCGTTATCAATAACACAGCACCAGTTATTTCGGGAAGTGACGGAAACCTCGGAACAAAGTCGGGAGACTTCTCACAAACCTATACCGTTACAGATGCTGAATCAGATGCAGTAACAGTTGTAGAAAAGATAGATGGAGTTCAGCTTAGGAGCTACACTGTGACGCTGGGGGCAACCAATACATTCTCAGTTTCAGGATTAACCTTCATGAAACTGCTGAATGGCAGTCATACCTTGACTGTTACTGCAACTGATAGCGCAGGAGCATCCTCAACAAGAACGTGGACCTTCACCAAATCAGTTACTTCATTGAGCATTGTCCTATCTGCTCCAATGGCAACGGATGCTATGGTAACGAAATGTATAATCAATGTTACAAGAGCAATTCCTGCCGGAGCTGACTTCAAAGTTGAGGTATGCAACAATGGATTTGATGCTTCTCCTGCATGGGAAGATTGCACAAGTGCAGTACTTGGAGGACGAAAATTTTTCCTTTCAAATACCACCAAAACAGCAGCACAATGGGGCTTCAATGTAAGAGTAACCGTGTCAAGGAATGGTGCCATAGGCGATTGTTATGTATCAGGGATAGGAGGTAATTTTGAATGAGCCTTAAACGTAAAGTGGACAGTATTGTAGAGCTCAAAGAAAAAAATCAAAAAATAGCTGAGCTTGAACAGCGCAACCAGGAATTAGAGCAGCAAGTCACCGATTTGCAGATTGCTCTTTGTGAGGTATATGAAACTATGATAGGAGGTGCGAACTGATGGCAAAAATCTATGCCAATCTAATCAAGAAGGGTATCAAAACTATTGATGATGTCCCTGAAAATCTTAAAGAAGAAGTGGAGAGGTTGCTCAATGAGTAACCTTTTCTTTTTCCTCGCAAAGATGCTGCTTAGGAAGGAGGTGGAACAGATGGCAGTAGTATATGCAACTCTTATTGTTAAGGGTATAAAAACCCTTGAACAGGTTCCTGTTCTAATTAGAGACCAGGTTAAAGCAATTCTGGAGGCACTTGAAGTCGAAGCTTGATGAAAGCATATGGATTAAGGACGTAAGTTTGCCGACCGGCATTCTTACGTCCTATTTATTTGTATTGATGTGCCTCAAACAATAAAGAAGGGAGTGAAGCATTTGGCAATTGATTTTTTATCACTTCTCGCCCTGATGGGGATACCGTCCGCTGTTACAGGACTGTGCTTCTGGGCAATTCAGAAATCCATTACAAGGCGTGATGCCAAAAGGGACAGACAGGAGGAAGCAAGAAAAAAAAACGAGCTACTGCTTATCAAAGGTGTTGGAGCGGCGATAGCCCTCGGTGAAGCTACGGCTCAATCAATCAAGAGGCTTGACAGCAAATGCAACGGAGAGATGGAAAAAGCTCTGGAGTATGCACGAGCTGTTAAGCACGAACAGAAAGACTTTTTAAATGAACAGGGGGTTAATAATTTCCTATGATTGGAGGCGGTTTGTATGAGAAGCAAGAAAAGAAATCCTCCTGAGTTTTCAAAGAAAATATTCATTGGCGTGTCCATTGTAAACCTATTCATTCTCATTTTTGCTTGCATCATGATATGGAGAACAATGGACCTCACACCGCTAAGTTATTTAATCCCCGCAGCAGCCGCAGAGATGGCAACAGCTACGGGGTTTTATTATAACAAGGCGAAGATGGAAAACCAAATTAAACTTAAGAAATTGTACGGTGATAAATACGTCCCAGGAGAGGACATCGGAAATCAAAATAGTCAAGTTTGAAAGGGGAGATAGACATGAACATAACCCAGAGGCCGTCACCGAACAAATACGATGGACGTAAAGGCTGGAAGCCTGACATGATTGTGTGCCACATTACCGAAGGCAGTTATGAAGGCGCAGTAAGCTGGCTCTGCAACCCGCAAGCTCAAGCATCGGCTCATTTCGTAGTTGCTCAGGATGGAAGAGTATCACAGCTTGTTCCACTCACGGATGGAGCATGGTGCAACGGAACCAGCACAGACGCAAGTTCGAGTGTGTACTACGGGAAAAGTACCCTTGCAGCCGTTAGAGAGCGCAAGACCAATGCCAATTATTATACCGTGAGCATCGAACATGAAGGGATATGGGCCAAGACAAAAGGCAGGCTTACTGATGCGCAGCTTGCAGCCACAATCGAATTGATTAAGTACATCCGCAGCGAGGTAAAACGCATTTACGGCGTTGAAATACCACTTGACCGTGAACATATTGTCGGGCACTATAAGATAAATCCGATTACAAAGCCAAACTGCCCAGGCTCCGAATTCCAGTTCGATGCTATCATAGCAGCATTGAAAGGTAGTGAATCCTCCACAGGAAATCAAGGCAATTCGACGTCAGGAACCGTTCTATATAGGGTACAGGTTGGTGCCTATGGGGTTAAAGCCAATGCTGAAAAAACACTGGAAGCTCTTAAGTCTAAGGGATATGATACCATGCTTGTTCAGGTAGGAAACCTATACAAAGTTCAGGTAGGAGCGTATTCCAAGAAAGAAAATGCTGACAACATGGCCGCAAAGCTTAAGGCTGATGGCTTCGATACCTTTATTACCACCCAGGGAGGAACAACTGTTGGTACAGAATCAGCTTCCGCATCCATAACAGTCGGCAGCAAGGTTAAGATTAAAAGCAGTGCTGCCAAGTATAGTACAGGACAGGAAATCCCTGACTGGGTAAAAAATAACACATATACGGTGCAACAACTCGGTGACGGAAAAGTGTTGCTCAAAGAAATAGTTAGCTGGGTGAACATCAGTGATGTTTCACTCGTATAAAAAGGAGGAGTGAATTGTGAACGAAATACTTACGACTTTGATTCAGGTAGTAATCATTCCGGCCATACCGGTTTTAGTTACCTTCCTCGTGAAATACTTTAAGACTAAAACAAATGAAGCAATTGCCACCATAGACAACGATACCCTGCAACAGGCTCTCTACGAGGCCGCCGATGCCGTTTATACAGCAGTAACCTACACAGCGCAGACCTATGTTGACAGCCTTAAGAAAGCAGGAACCTTTGATGCAGAAGCACAAAAGACAGCGTTTAACACAGCAAAAGAAATGGCTGTTAAATTGTTATCGCAGAAAACCAAAGAATTGCTTGAGTCGTTATACGGAGACCTCGACACCTGGCTCACTGCAAAAATTGAGCAGGCCGTCAAAGAACAAAAGAGCAAGTAACAAGTTAAGCCCTCTCTTGGAGAAAATCCTTGAGGGGGCTTTATTTTTTTGCCCAAAATCCACTATTTACAAGGCTTACGGGATTTTCGATTTTCAGAAGCTTTCAGACGTTTTGAATATAAAACTATAGGCTTGCATTATCAAGGCTTATAAAGAAACTGGGAAGCTCTCAGAGGCTTTTGCTCATTTGCTATAAATGAATAACTTGATAATAAAAAAAATTATAAAAAATAAATTATTTGATTGACACTTACGATACGGTAAGTTAGAATGAAGACAAGATTTAAAACTTACAAAACGGTAAGTCTGGAGGTTGTTGATATGAAGAAAGCAAGAGAAGGCAGAAAGTTCATCGACGTAGATGAAATGATTGCGAGGGCATCCTCACAAGAAGAAAAGCTGGCATGGGAAGCTAACCGTGAGCTCCTTAACAAAGTGGACTTCGTGGAAGACTGGTACGTTGACATTTACAAGCAGGCATGTGGTCACTGGGAAATCTTGCAGACTCCGGTATATGCCGGACGCACAGTTGAAGAAACAAAAGCAGAAATGGCTGCTGAGTCAGCTAAAAGAAAATGCACCAGTTGTGTCTGCAACTGGGGAAGGGAGGCATGATGAGATGAGAAAACATTTTTTTAAAGGTGGGATGCAGTTAGCATTAAACGACAGAATGGTCGGGACCGGAATTATTATTGGATTCGAAAGAGGCATCATTGTCGGAACCAAATGTATTCAGTTTTTTTGGGATTGTGGGTTTAGTTCAATTGGAATTGGAGGTGAAAGCAAATGATGATAGCCAAAAGCGGACCGTTCGTAGTGACAGTAGAGTTTGATAATGACCCGTTGGACCCAAGAGAGCAATACGATAATTTCGGGCACATGATTTGCTGGCACAGGAGGTACAACCTGGGCGACAATCACGGATATGATAGCCCAGAGGAATTCCTGAGCGAGCTGGTTCATGACAACACAGGAAATGCCGAACGCAAGAAAATCATAGCAGACGTGAAGCGTGGCGAGTATGAAGGAATGAAACTGGAATACAACCGGTCAAGCAGAGAGTGGGAACTGAACGTATACAGCAACTTCCTCAAGAAATGGTTCACAGAATACACCTTTGCTGCACCGCTTGATAACGAGCTGGACCTGGTGTTTGATGCAGTAGTTGAAAACATGAGTATGGATGCGTTGGTCTCCGTAGCAGAGGATTTAGTAGTTATTCTTCCTCTTTACCTGTATGACCATAGCGGCATCACGATGAATACTACCGGATTCAGTTGCCGGTGGGACAGCGGTCAAGTTGGCTGGATTTACGCTACAAAATACGAAATTCGCAAGGAGTATGGAAAGCTCACAGAAGATACAATCGACGCTGCCAGACGGCTTCTCGTGGCTGAGGTGAGCGAATATGACTCGTACATCAGCGGCCAATGCTACGGATTCCGACTCTACGAAGACGGCAAAGAAATAGATAGCTGCTGGGGATTCCTTGGAGACTTCCGTGAAGTTATCCAGTGGATGAAGCAATACATGCCGGAAGGCCATGAAGACATGCTCGACAATCTTGAAGAGCTGGAATATGGCGAAAGTATTGAAGACTATCTGGAGGTGTCGTAAAGATGATTGAAAAGATACACTTCTCAACGCTGGATGAGGCAATCGAATATGCGAAAGACAATGGAGGATGGATATTCTCAGACGACAACAGGGTTATCGGTATTTGGTATAACCCAGCAGTATACGGAATGTCACAGATATTAAGAGATGTACCTGGTACAGGCAGGGTTGATAGGAGAAGTTGGTTCTTATCGGAAAGAAACGCAAAGGGAGGAGGTGGAAGTCATGAAGTTAATGACAAGGGAAATTGAAGAAAAGCTCGCACAGTGCCCGCTTGGTTCAAAAGATGGGCAAGGATATGAAGCAGAAGTGGTAGTTAAGTATTTCAATCCGTGCGGTGCCGGTACGTGGCTCATTACCGAGGGTGAAAAGCAGGAAGATGGAGATTGGTTGTTATTCGGAATGTGCCATATCTTCGAGTGGGAATGGGGCTATGTAATGTTGAGTGAGCTGGAAAACCTCAAGTTGCCTTTTGGATTGACTATCGAGCGTGACCTGTATGCAAGCGGAACAGTAGAAGAGTTGATGAGGAGGTGATTTAAGTGGGACGACCTGAAATGCCATCAAATATTGAGGTTGGAAAAGTGTTTGCCATTGAAAAAGGTAAAAGAAAAGCTTATTACAAGATAATACCCCACCCTTATTTCGATGATGCGTATGCACTAATAGCAGACCATGCATATTTGAGAGGGAACTTATTAACCTTTGATAAGATGCATATTTGTAGCGGCTCAAAAACCATAGAAGGTGCCTGGCAACAGGCATACGACCATACTTAAATAAAAAGGAGGCGAGGTCATGAAAAGACTATTCAAGTTCTTAGGATACGACAACTGGGACAGACCGGTGTACGAAGGCGAAGATGGAATGCTTCTCGTTGACACAGACCCGGTATCATACAAACCCATGAACTTGTGCACGAAGCTCAATAACAAATTCAACGGAGAGCCGGACACCCCAATCGAGCACACCAAGTACAAGGATGACGAAATCGTAGTGGACCGCCGCGTGACATGGAGATAAGGAGGAACAGACATGAAGATGAAATTCGAGGTCAACAACGGCAGGACAATCGAAGTATTTCAGGCGAGGGACGATGGCCCGGTCTATGTAACGAGATACGACAGCAAAGGCCAGAAGGAAAGCAGTGACATTATAAGCGCCGGAGACTTCATAACGATGCTCAACTGGTACTGGTATCAGAAGGAAAACGGAAACGAAAATCTTAATTTTTAGGAGGGTTAACCAATGGATGGGGATATCAGAGAGTGCGGAAGATGCTCAAAACCGACACTACGGTCTGAAATGCAGTTCAGCAAGGATTGCCACGGAATTCCATTCCGGCTTGTTTGCCCGGACTGCATGGAGGAAATCTGGGAGCAGGGATACGACGGAGAGCTCTATGACGAGAGCGATGAGCAGATAGATGATGATTATTAAGAGGAGGTATTGATGATGAGTAAATTTTTGGACCTTTTGCGCAGTGGAGAAGAACTTGATTGCGACCTGATAATCGGAGGAAGCGACATGCCAGCATCCTTCGTATGGTACGAAGACAGCAAAATCACAGACTATGGCGTAGAAAAATTCAAGCCCATTATGGAAGCTGAGTACACCAGGCTGAAAAATGGAAACATTGAAATCCACTGCGATGATGAAAAGCTTGGCGAGGTTTTCTGCTTGGCTGCTGCGGGATACATCGGAGAGAGTGAATATGCTCGAATATTCGGAGAGGAAGAATGAACATGAAAAGTATTGAGGAAAGACACAAAGAAGACCTTGCGTACGGACGTATGATATGGGTGCGGTATCCTGATAGCCCGATGTGCCGCCACCTGACCATGATGGAGTTTGAAGAGGCCAAGAAGGAGTTCAACCGGAAGGCAATCGAAGTCCAGAAGGAAACCGGTGCTGACTGTGTGGTTTACGCTACTAAGAGCTATAACCAAGACGGAAGCATTAAGAGTGCTCAGCTTGGGATAATCCCAATGACTTCCGAAGAGTACGAGCTGAGGACTAAAAATACGGACGAATTGGTATATACGGTTTTCAAAAGATAGGAGTTGATTTTTTAATATGAACAAAAATGTGTTGGATGTCTTAGAACAAATAACTAATACATGCGAGCAATTATGCGAAGAAATTTACAGAAATTCAGATTATTCCAATGTTACTTTTGCAATGTGCGTAGACAAGTTTAGAAATATAGGTCATGAAATATGCAGATTGCAAGAAGAACTTGCAGAAGAAGCAGAACAGGCTAAATAAGAACAACAAAGAAAGGAGTATTAAAGATGAGTTGTTTAGCTGAAAGCGCAATGGAACTTCTGAATGAGCTTCATACTGAACGTCTCGAATACCACGAATATTCATTATTAGCAGACGCAATTCTGAAACTTATGGAATATGAAGAGCTTATAGAAGAAAAGGAACAAGACAATAAAAAATACCTGGAAGAAGCTTGTAGACAGTGGTGCGATTTTATAGATGAAGCTCCGGAAAGAAAAGATGGAATTGGCTTTGCTGATTTTTATGAAGAGATTAAGCGGCAGATGATAAAGGAAGAAATCTACAGGAGGGTTGTATATGGAAATTGTTCTGGTTGCTGATAAATGCTATCCCTACATTGCAAAGTGCAATTGCAGGAGCTGTGGGAGGAGGTTCCTTGCAGAATACACCGATGATGGGGTTAGATATTTCGGTAATGTGTGCGAATGCAATGAAGATTATGCTCCGGTAGAAGGTTATCCATCTTATTCGGAGTGGAGAGAAATCAGGCGAAAGCAAAAGGAGGAGTATAAAAAATGTTAGGCGGAGGACCTTACGAGTGCAGAAGATGCCCAAAATGCGGATGCCTCATGTGGAATGGGCGTTGTGAGAACAAAGAGTGTGAATACCATTGGCATCCAATCGAAGACGATGAGGAGGAGTAAAGATATGGCTCATAAAGGCTGGTGCGGAAAACCTTGCTGTGATTGCGAGTCGCCATGCTCGCTTGAAGAGAGTATGGCCTGCTCCCCAGATTGCGAGCTGCTGATGCCGGACGGGAGAAGAATGAAGGATAAATGCGAAGAATGCGGATGTGATGCATATGCATCGAATGAAGGAGGGATTTAGATGTTTTTCATAGATGATGAGCATATGGACAGGCTGTTGGCTGCATTGCAGAAAACCGGTGCAATAAAGCCTGACGGAAGGATTGATTCATATTACGGCGCAAGTCTTTATCTGCTGACCGGACTTAAATACGCTTGGCCGAGGTTACAAAAATATGTTTGCTCTGGGTATATTGACTTCAAGCCGATGCTGCAAAGCGGTCTATCTTCCGGTGAAGCAATTATAGTTAGAATGGCCGGAAACTTTTATAACGGAGGATTTTGGGATGGAACGACACCCTTTGATATAGTAAGCACACTTGATGAAGAACATCGTGAACTTGCGCTGACAGCTATGATTCTTAGACCAATGAGGCTTACTATTGATGCTATCAGGAAAAGTCAAAGATACTTGTCGGCATAAGGAGGGAAAGCGGATGAGTTGCATTTTTAAAAATGGAAAACGGTATGACAATACCGACTTGATTTGTAAAACCTGCGGAAGTCCGGTGTGGGAAGCAGACGATACAAGGTACATATACCAATGTTTCAAATGCAATAAGCACCTGGAAGATACCGAGGTTGAGGAGCAAAATGGGCTCTATCTTCCTCCGGTAATTGTCGGCAGACACATCAAGGGCATCACGTTGAATGACTTTGAATGGCTGCTTGATGAAGACGGAAACGAAATGGTATTTAAAAACCAGCCGGAAGCAGAAGCTTTCCTGCTTAAGAATGGATTCAGTCAAGAGGACCTGGAATGGTTTATATTTTTGGAGGTGGAGAAGAATGAAGATTATGCGGAAGCTCCCAGGAACTGATGAACCTTTTGAAATAGAATTGACCCAGGTGGAGATGGAAAAGGCTTATCGTATTGTGCAAAAGCAGTATGAACTTGAAGACATCAAGTGTGAGATTAAGGGCATGGATGAGGATGACCTTTGCGGATTTAAGCATGAGGAAATCCTCAATAATGATGAGCTGCTTGAGGAAATTCATACGAGGTTCACTAAAAGCAAAGATTGCACACTACCTTATTGGGATGTGATGGACGCTTCTATCCAGTATGTACTTGAAGAATACAGAAGGGAGTAAACTGATGAGTGGATTAGTTGATAAGATTGACACGTTATCAAGCCCTGAGTATAATGAAGTAAACATTATACTGGGAGGTGGTAACATGACCGTTGCAGACATCATAAGAGATGCTCTGAAAGCCAAGAACTGGTCTCAAAGAGAATTGGCAGCAAAGATGGGTTGGAGTCCTCAGAATCTAAGCGGAAGGCTTAAGAACAATTCCCTCTCAGCCGAGGAATGGCGTAAGGTTGCTGCCATCCTGGGATTTGAAATAAAGATGGTTGAGATTGACAGCAATGAAGAGTTAAAGACGAGGAAAAGAGGAATCGGCCCCAGGGTTCGTCAGATGGTTAATGGTGTTATATACGATACTTATAAAGCCGATGCTCTTTGTCATACTTTATGGACAGACGGGTGGTTTATGGAGCTTTACAGAGACGGAGAAGGTAGATATTTTGTAGCTCATTATACCGACTGGAAGAATGGAGTAAATCATATATCACCCTGTAGCATAGAAGATGCAAGAAGGCTTTATGAGCAATATGGCGAAGACGGAGATGCCGATTCAGTATTCGGAGCAGCTTAAAAGCGCAGAAGTATAACGACAGCAGGTTTACATGCCTGCTGTTTTTTTCATGCCTTACAAATACATTCATAAGTTAATTTTTGAAAAATTTTTAGCAAAATAAAGTAATTATGATTGACTCTTACGATTACGTAAGTTAAGATGAAGACAAGATAAATAAATTACCAAACGGTAAGTAGGAGGTAGTTGAAATGACAGCATCCAAAGAAATGGAGCGCAAGACTCTTGAAAAAATCAGACAGATGGTAGCTGAGCTCGGAACAGATAGTTATTTGGCTAAAGCATTCGATGGAGTCTATGAAATAGCAGAACAGAATATCGAAAACGACTGGGGCTGCACAACACGTGAGTATGTGGAAGCATCCTTCAAGATTGAAGAAAAGGCCAGAAAAGAAAGAGAGGAAATGGAAAAACAGATTGAGAGGATGAAACGGGACCTCGAAGCTAAAGCTCAGGTTGAAGCAGTCCTGAAAAGAAATGCCGAGTATCACGAAAAGCAGCTTGTGGAGCTTAACGAAACGCTGGTGAAAGTAAAGAGAGAAGCAGAATCCTACAAAGTAATGATTGAAGACCTTGAGTGCGACGTTATGAAACTGAAAGCCAAGTTGTATGACTACATGACGGGGGAGGTGAAATAGTTGCTGAAAGAAGTGCCTGGTCATGAGCATCTGGTCCATGTTTGTAGGCAGGGAACCGGAAAGCCAGAAGTTAACCTGCACGATGTAATGCCCTACATGATAATAGATGGCAAGCTGGTTCCCATAACGTATTGCCCGTACTGCGGAGTCAAGATTGAAGAGGATGAAAGAAAGTAACTATGAATAGCCGGTGGGCGGCGGCGAAACCGCCCAGAAGGGAGTTGTTGATAATGGCAAATGTAAAGTCGAATACAGTGAATAGTATAAATATCTATAAATTAAAAATGGTCCGTGAAGACATTGTTCCATATGCGAAAACACCGATTTTTTCTCCTGAAAACATTGCTTCATTCGCTTGGGATGCTATGAAGTTGCATGAAGAGCCGGAAGAGAATTTTGTTATAGCATGCTTGAACACAAAGAACAGGATAGTAGGAGTTCATGTAATAAGCATCGGGAGCTTGAACAGCAGCATAGTTCACCCGAGAGAAGTTTTTAAGGCAGCAATGCTCAATAACGCTGCAAGTATAATATGTCTACATAATCATCCGAGCGGAGACCCCGAACCAAGCAGAGAAGATAAAGAAACAACCGAAAGGATTGTTGAGGCAGGAAAAGTTATTGGAATAAAAGTTCTTGACCATATTGTTATTGGGGAAAACAGATATACAAGCTTCAAAGAAAGGGGGCTAATGTAATATGAATAAGTACAGAGAAATGAAAGAGAAGCATCAGAATGAGGTCAATTCCTTCCCAATGGTATTTGCATTCAGTAATAAGCAATTCGAAGAAGGAATGAGAAAGTTAGGGTTGGAGCCTACTGACACGGACAAGGTTTATAAGTTAGGAGGAACAGGAGGCTTTTACAGAAAAGATGACTCAAAAGCATTGCATGAGATGTTTGACCGTCACAGCAAAGAGCTCTCTGAGGCGATGCAGGATGAGGAGTTTATTTTTGAGGCCTTTGATTATGAGCTCGGAAACCATGAGTTTATCGTTACGGGCGATGTTACTGATGCGGTAGAAGCTCTCGGGATGACTGTAGAAGAAGTCTATGAAAATCCTAAGATGCTGAATGCCCTGAAAAAGGCTGTTAAGTCCCAGAGAGAATGGTATGAGAAACATAGATAACGGAGGAGGCGATGATGGATAAGATAGTTTTGACCATAAAGGATACCGAGTTTCTCCTTGACTGGAGAGACAAGAACAAGGACTTTGTTCGCCGGTATCCTCCGGTTTTACCGGCATGTAAGATAGATTGCACCGAGTCCGGTTATGTTATCAAAGGGTTCCGGAATGAATCGAAGATAAGGCTCTATGTAAGTCATAAGGGATTAAGTCTTGGAATGATGGAATATAGAATACGACCAGACGGACTGCTTGATTTGGTTAAGGATAGAACGGACCTGAGCAGTGAAGATAAGCAATCTGTACTCACCGTTTACTGTTCAGCAATGGCTTTTATGGCATACTGCAAAGAAACTGTGCCGGAAGCTCTGGAAGGGAATGAGAGGGAGAACAGTGAAACCCACAGCATACGAAAAAACGTTCAGAAAAACCGAAGTAAGAAGAAGGAAAGCTCAGCATCTACAGTTTATCTCATGAAAAACAGCAGTGGGAAGAGACATTTTGCTGCATCCGGTTATCGAAAATCTCCAAGCGGGCAGTTTACGGTCCGAGGGCATTTCAGACATTACAAAAGCGGAAAAGTTATTTGGATAGATTCATTCATTAAAGGGTCCGGAAAAGGGAAGGATAAGATATATAAGATTGGTAACAGGATATAG